ACGTAAACGTGGCGAAATTCCCCGCGATCACGCAGGAGTACATTTACAACTACGGCTTGCGGCAAATACTCAATGACGCTATGGCGTCGGCGAAGGAAGAAGACGGCGCGGCGAACGCCCGCGCGATGGCGGAAAAGCGGCTCGACAATATGTACGCGGGAACGCTTCGCGCGAGCCCCGTGCGTGAAGGCGATCCGATCCGTGCGCGGGCGCTGGAATTGGCCGGGAATGCGGTTGCGAAAGCGCCCGCGTTCATCAAGGCGATCCAAGCCCAAGGCTGGAAGCTTTCCGATAAGCGCGCGGTTGCCCTTCGGCGTAGTGAAGCGGTCAAACAACTCGAGATCGAAGGCAACCCCTTCATCGCGCAAGCGAAGATCGACGTGGAAGGCGCGAAGGCGTTGACCATCGGAGAGCTTGTCATCGATATCTAATCCAAGCCTAGGACATTCCCTTCCCATCTCACCCCCGGTTCACCCGAGCCGGGGGTTTTTCTTTGCCTCGCCACACGCCCAGCTGCCAAATGAGCTGGACGAGCAAATGAGCCCGTGCCATGATACCCGAGTCGCACAAAAGCGGCTTTGGAGTCAGCCATGAATTGCAGCTTCACCCCAGATGGGGACTGGTTTGTGTTCCGCAAACGGGACGGCGTTACGCTGATGCGCTATCTGAAGTCAAAAAATGCCGCCATAAGCTGGATGCTTCAGGCGGATTGGAGGAAATTCAATGTATAAAACCGCCGCAATGCGGACAGGGGGCGCGACGCACAAGCTCGGCGCGATATTTTTCAGCGTCGTCGCCCATCCTGAAAACGCGAACACCGCGAGCTTTAACGAGCTACAGCGCTTATCGCAGCGCTTCTCTCGCATCTCGCTTCGCCATTTCTCTTTCCAATCCACACCGCGCTATCGTGACAGCGGCAACGCCTGGAGCATCGCCAATGTTTCCTAGTCCCACGGATCGCGCGGCTAAAGCTGTCGCAAGCCTAATCGTAGGAACGCCCATGTTTGAGCGCGAAGAGCTCCTCCGCGCTCTGATGCACCACGTCGCGGCTGGGCTTATCATCCACAGCAGCAAGCAAAACGCGGCGGAAGAATTCTACCACTGCGCGGACCTCATTGTCGCGAGGGAGACCGCATGAAAGCTATGCTTTTCATCCGCGAAGTCGGGCAGGTGAAGTTCGTTCAGGAGAACGGTCTCTTCGAGGATATACTGGACGAAGACGGCAGCGTCGTCACGAGTGCTGATAGCCTCGCCTACGAAAAAGGCGCGCGCATGTGCATCGAGGGCGCGGTCGAAGCTTTTCAGGTTTGGGAGCTCCAGGGCGAGTACGCCCGCAAGACAAAGATCGAGGTGGCTCATGTCGAAGGGTAATGAAGACGTAATGCGCTGGCTCAGTGCCCGCTTTCCGGCGAGCAAGCTCGCGCTTTTCGTCTACGACTATTCAGACTTCGAGACCACACACGTTGTCGCGGAAGATTGCCTGAGTAACTTCTGCTGCGCCCAACACGCGGCGCAGGCGATTGTTGGCACGCTCAACTCAATTATCCAGGGGGAAGTCGAAGAGCCGTCGTTTCACGACCTGAACGAAAGGGTTTACGATGCTTGACCTTCGCGAAACCCTCCCCATCCTCTTCACCTACGACCACGCGAGCGGCCTCTACACCGCCCATCTCCCCAACGGGGCGAAGATCCAGTTCGATAATGGAGCCGTCTCCGGGCGGCTCCAAAACGCGCTTTCGCTTTTCAAGCGCGGCGCCATCGCACTTCACTCGGGCGGCTACAAACAGGCACCGCACAAACCAGACTTCACCTATGAATACGACGAAAGTCAGGTGAGAAAGGTCGGGCGCCAGCCCAAAACGCCTGTTATTGAACTCGAACTTGGGGCATTGCAGCTATGACCACCAACCACCCCAACCGCATCAAGCGGTTCAACGCCGAGGCTAACGCGGACTGGGTTCTGCCCTTCGTGACCGGCATCGCGTTCGCCACGATCTGCCTCGCGTTCGGCCTCGCAATCGCATGGCTGACGAGGCACTTCGCATGACCGCTACGTCCATCACTCTCGCCGAACTCCTCGCTCTGGACCCTTGCGATCCCCACGCCCGCAAGAAACTGTTCGGGCATCGGAAGTCCATGACCGCCAAACAGGCATTAAAGGCCGGTGTCCCGATAGAAGACATTCTATGGGTCGCGAGTCGTTTGGGGCGCAACGACTTGTGCGTCCGGTTAGCCCTTCTGTGCGCCCAGCGCGTCTCTCACCTCAACCCTGACCCTCGTGTCCATGCCGCGCTTGATGCAACCGCCGCGTGGCTGGCTGATCCGTCAGAAGAAAATAGGGACGCCGCCGGGGCCGCCGCCTGGGCCGCCGAGGCCGCCGCCGAGGCCGCCGCCTTGGCCGCCGAGGACGCCGCCTGGGCCGCCTGGGCCGCCAGGGAAGCCGCCAAGACCGCCTGGGCCGCCAGGGACGCCGCCTGGGAAGCCGCCTGGGCCGCCAGGGCCGCCAGGGCCGCCGCCAGGGAAGCCGCCGGGGACGCCGGGGCCGCCGAACTTGAGGCACAAAAACTCATCTTGATCGAGGTGTTCGCATGACCCCGCAGGAAAAGAGATGGGCTGACGAGATCAGGAAGCCGGAACCTACGCGGTTCGAGAGTGAAGCGGCGTCCGGGTTTTGGCTTGGCCTTGTCGTATGTGCCCTCCTCGCGAACATGATTTTTCTCATCACCCTCTGGCTGACGAGGCACTGAGATGACGGATCCCCTCATGACCCCCACCCAACGCCTTGCAGCCCTGAAACCAATAGCGGATCAGGCGGATCTGCCCGATGCCAAACGCGGCGCAATCCTGTCGTTTCTCAGCACCTTTGACCCGCCCACAGTCGCATGGCTCATCGGGATGGCTGAGAAGGGGCTGGAGAGTGGGAATACGCGCCGAGACGATACAGAAGCCCAGCCCTCTGCGTGGCGGGACATCATCGTTCCGAAGCTCAAGCCCGAGGCCCGCTATTTGGTTTACTGCGAGGTAGAGCTAGATCGCAACTATCGCCGCAAACAATGGTTCACCGCGAGCTATCACACCGATGGCGACAAGAAAGCTTGGTTCATCATCGAACACCCGAGCTATTGGCTGAACAAGTTCGACGCTGATCATCGCTTCTCGCGGTCCTTGCTCGACCCCTCGGCAGTCCTCGCGATAAAGCCACTTCCGCTCCCTCCTTCAGTACGGCCACGGAAGACGGCCCGCGCGACCCCACCACTCACGGAGCAACAGTCATGAGCGAGACACCTGAATGGGTTCTGACGCCTTCCGATCCGAGTGAGAATATGGTTCGAGAAGGTGCACGGTGCCTTGCGGGAAGCGGTGTCGCCGGGCGCGCGCGACGCGTCTACTGCGCCATGATCGCCGCCCGCCCCGCCATGCCTGAGGGGATGAGAGAGGCGGTGGCGAGGATCATTGATCCCTGGACATTTGGTGTCGCGCCGCCAGAAACACCGCTGGATCAGCGCATCGGGTCAAGAGAACGGATCGCCCTCTCCAAAGCCGCCGCCATCATCCGTCTGATCGCGGGAGGTGAGGGATGAGCGAGATGAGCGAGGAAGAATACGAAAACGGCTTCTATCTCGCCGTCGTGGGTGACGGAGACGAAGGTGAGCCCATTCGGGTTCAGGATGGCAAGTGGTATTCGATTGGCTGCGCCGATCCGCACGACATGGCCTCGGTGCTGATTATCGAGGAACTGGACGTGACGGTTCCGACCAAGGCTGAACGCGACGAACAGGAGCGCAAAGAGGCTGAGGAAGAGGCTTGGGAAGCCCGCGCCCGACAGATCAGCTACGACGAATATTGCATCCTCTTTTACCGACGCCACGGCAGATATCCCGGCCACCGCTTCTGGACCCCACGCCCATGACCGAAGAGGAAGCCAAGACGAAAACCTGCTGCAAGGGTAGCGAGATGAGGATCAAATTTAACGGCCCCTGCATCGCCTCTGCCTGCATGGCATGGCGGTGGAACGAGCCGTGGACTAGCCAAACCGAAGAAGGCCATGGCGGCGATCTGGTGATCCGCCTGAAGCGAAAGCCGGGCGAGCCCAAGCTCGGTTACTGCGGCCTCGCGGGGAAAGACGCATGACCGCGCGTGACGCACATTTCATGCTCATCGGCTTTGTCGCCGGATCTTTCCTCGGAGGCCTGTTGGTCTCCGTACTCATGCACGCAGGGGTTCTTTCATGACCGATAACCCAATAGACGTGGAAGCGTTGAAGGAGATGGACCTCGGGGCCGCGCTCGAACGGTTGGTCGTCTACACCTCTATGGAGGATGGACAACTGGCGCTGAATTGCGAACGGGTTGTCCTCGCCACAATCATAGACCTTCAAGCCAAGCTGACAGACGTGATGCGAGAGAGGGATGAGGCGGACGCCCGCTATGAGCGACTACTTTCCAACGCCGCCGACAATTATCAAGCTGTCGAACGCCGCCTCGCTCTGGCGGAAAAGGTCGTGGAGGCGGCGCGGGAAACCCGGCGAATGTTGACAGATTACGTCACCGTTAGCTGGATGGCCCGACGAACCGGCGAGGAATGGCATTCGGCTGAAGATGCGCTCTCCACCACCCTCGCAGCCTATGACGCCGCGACCAGGGATCAACCAGAGACGGAGGCAAAGTGAAACGAAACTTCTGGACCCCACCTCGCGTCCTCACCCTTACCACCTACCTCAGCACCGGCTACACTTACTCCGAAGCAGCAGTCCACTTCGGCACAACTAAATCCGCAGTCGCAGGTGTAATTCGTCGCCATGTCTATCAAATCCTCGACCTTCGCCCGCCCCGCAAAAGGAAAATTAAATGCCCGAATTCATTCTAACCCCTGAGCAGAACGCCATCATCGCCTCCGCCAGAATCCCAGAGAACTCCATCTGGTCCGCCCTCGCCGGCGCCGCCAAAACCTCCACTCTCACCCTCTTCGCCCAGAAGCTTCCCCTCGTCCCCACCCTCTGCTGCGCTTTCAACAAAAAGATCGCGGACGAGATGACTAAGCGGATGCCCGCCCACATCACCTGCAAAACCATGAACGCCCTCGGTCACGCGGCCTGGGGCCAGAAAATCGGCAAGCGCCTCACCGTCAAAGCGGATAAGCTCTACACGATCTTTTCTACCATCCTCGAAAAAGCGCGGCCCGAGCAAAAGAAACTCTACGGCGAAATGTTCTCCTCCCTTCTCCGCGCTGCCCGCCTCGCGAAGTCAAACGGCTACGTACCCCAGTACGGCCGCGCCTTCGGTTCCACCCTCACCGAGCGCGAGCCCTTCCTCGACGCCATCGCGGCCGACCTCGATGTCGAGCCCACACCCGAATTCGCTGAACTCCTTGACGAAATCCTCTCCATCTCCATCACGTCCGCCTTCGAGGGCGTCATCGACTTCGATGACCAGATCTATATGTCCGTCTGCTTCTCCGCCCCGTTCCCAACCTTCCCCATCATCCTAGTCGACGAAGCTCAAGACCTCTCCCCCATGAATCACGAGATGATCCGCCGCATGTACGGCGGGCGCCTCGTCGTCGTAGGCGATCCCTTCCAAGCCATCTACGGTTTCCGCGGAGCACACTCATCCTCAATGTCCCTCCTCAAGGAGGAATTCTCAATGAAGGAGTACCCACTCAATGTTAGCTTCAGATGTCCTATATCGGTTGTCGAGCGAGCACGCTGGCGTGCGCCACACATGGCATATCCAGATTGGGCCAGACCAGGTAAGGTTGAAGCACTGGAAGAATGGGGAGTATCGGTCATCCCGGCGGATGCCGCCATTATCTGCCGCAGTAACGCGCCTCTTTTTTCGATTGCTCTCCGGCTCATTCGTGCGGGAAGAGGAGTTGAAATCTCTAAAGGAGATATTGGGAAAAGCCTAATTACAATTCTCCGCAAGTTCGGCAAAGACGACCTCCCACACGTCTCCGTCCTATCCTGCATTTCCGAATGGGAGAATAAGGAACTCAGCAAAGCCCGCGAGGCCCGCCATACGCCGATACACGACAAAGCCGACTGCCTCCGCGTCTTCGCTGACGCGGGCACGACCCTCGGCGCCTCCATCGCTTTCGCAACCCACCTCTTCGAGGCCACGGGCTCCGTCAAACTCATGACGGGACACAAGGCTAAAGGACTCGAGTTCCCCGTCGTCTTCCACCTGGACCCACAACTCATCCCCAGCAAATACGCCCTCCGCGCGGCTACAACGGGCGACCCGACGAAGCTGGAGCAAGAGTACAACGTCCGTTACGTCATCGAAACCCGCGCCCAGGACACCCTTTACCTTGTAGAAAGCGAGGCCTTCCGTGCCGATGCCTAAGAACCTCGAGGCTTACGAAGACATCCGTAAGTATCTCGACCAAGCCCTCGAGTCTGAGAATGGACTTCTCATCCGAACCGCTACCTCGGGCAAAGCCATCTACCTCGCGCAGCGCTTCAACACCTTACGGACGCTAGACCGCAAGGCCTCCTTGGAGATCTACGAGATCGAAGACCCGCGCCGAGGAACTTCCTCCTGGGATACACTGGATATCCGGGCCGACGGCCCCGGCGTGCGCATCCTTCGGCAGTCCCCTCTCACGGTTGTTGAACTATGACGCAAGACTGGACCTTCGCAGAGTTAGATGCCTGGCTCATCGACCAGGGCGTCCGCATCTCTCACATGAACCAAGATGAATTCCGCGTCTGGGGGGTGACGCTCCAGGAATGGGTTCGCGGCAAGCGCCCGCGACTCCTCTACGGTGCGGGCTGCGCGGGTACGATCTCCGCCGCCTGCCAGCATGCCTTGCGCGATCTTAGACTCCGGATAAAAGAGCGGGATACTCCGGAGACCTACATTCCCACGCTGAACCTTGATTTAGGAGAACTTTCACTATGAGCTACTCCAGCATATCCTGCGGCCTGAAAGCCCCGGATAAAATCTACATTTACGAGACACGCAGTCACGACAATTTCGTCATGGGCGCGGTCGCCGGCGTTACCATCTCCATCTGGGACCTCGAGTCCGCGCAAGACCTTCTTGCCTTCGCCCAGCACGCCATTAAACAATTATCCCACGCCCCCGTCGAGGAAGATCTTTCCTCTCTCCCCCTCTCCGATGCGGCGCGGGAAGATGAAATGCCGTTCTAGTCGATTGGGGGGCCTCGTATCATCGTAATACCCGGCCCCCCGATACCTCAATTCCCCACTTGACAACCTCACCTTCCTCCCATATCGTCAACCCGTCGCCCGCACCGGGCGCGTCCGCAACCCCCAGGAGGCCCTTGTGCCCGACATCACCCCCGAGACCACGCGCAGCGAGATCACCATCGCCGGCAAAACCTTCACCGTCCCTGCCCCGTACACCGAGGGCCACGTCCTCACCGCGAACGAAGCTTCCTCGCTGAACCAAACCTTCGCCGAAAACCTCCGCAACAACTTCGCCAAGCGCGTGAAGGAAGCGGACGAGGCAGGCACATTCGACGCAGACATGCTGCAGTCGCAGTTCGATGACTACGCCGCCGAGTACGAGTTCGGTGTCCGCACCGCCGGCGCTCGCTCTTCGGACCCGGTCGCTTCCGAGGCCATGTCCATCATGAAGGAGCAAGTCCGCATCGCCATCCAGCGCGGCGGCAAGAAACTGAAGGACTACACGACCGCCCAGATCTCCGGCGAGGCCAAGCGCCTGCTCGCCCTGGGCAACGCCGCGTCCGAGGCCGTCATGGCCCTGGCCCGCCAGCGCGTCGAGGCTTCCCAAGGTCTCTCCGGACTGCAGATTGACTCCCTGCAAGTCGGTGAAGGCGAAGCGCCGGCCGAGGCGCCCAAGGCGAAGAAGGCGAAGGCTGCCGAGCCCGCCTAACGCCTTTCGGAGCGGAGCCACTCCCCACGGCTCCGCTCCAAGTTGGGGGACGTTCAGTAACCCGTTGAACGTCCCCCAACTCGGAGCTTCCCGCTCTTGCCCACATCACCAACTCTTCTTGAGTACTGGTACTCCGCCTTGCGCTCCGAACGCGGCATTCGCCTCCGCGTCTCCGGCTGCACGCGCGAGCAATTCCAACAACAACTCTACAAATCCCGCAGCGAGGAACTGAACCCAGACCTCGCTAAGATTTCTATCGTCTTCCCCCCAACCGAGTCCGATGAGATTTGGCTCGTCAAACGTGAGGCAGTTTAATGGGCCGCAAGCGCATCTTGCTCGACCCCGTTCGCGTAAAACTCAATCTTCACCGAGAGGATTATGAGTACATCAAAGAAGTCTACTCCCTCGCGGGCGCGGGGCCAGCCATTCGAGCCCTCGTCCGCGCCCACGTACACGCCCTGCGTAACAAGCGTACCTCGGAAGAAACTGGATTAGTCAAACATTTAGAATTGGAGCTGGGTGATGAGTGAACCCCTAGACAACACTTTGGCCGAGTTGATGGAGGCTGACCCGCTTTCCCTTACTCGAGAGATGCGCGCGCCAATAATCGAGTACTACCGTTCGCGCCGCCATATGTTCTTCGCAACGGGCGCCAGCGCCAAAGCTCCCAAGACTGCGAAGGCCGCAGCTTCTGGCCTCTCGCTCGACCTCGGGGAACTGAAGCTATGAGCGAAGCTCCCTCCCTCTATTTCCCTGACACGCAGCTTCAGACCGCCTGGGACTCCACGTCCCTCGGCCTTCTTATGGAGTGCCCACGGAAGTACCAGCTCACCATCATCCAAGGTTGGCGCAAAACCGAGGAGTCTGTCCACCTCAAGTTCGGCTCCATCTTCGCGTCCAGCATGGAGGCCTATTTCCACGCCCGCGCCCAAGGCGGAGACCATGAAGATGCTCTCGATGTAGCGGTGGATCACGTCCTTCGCGAGTCCTACGGGTGGAACCCCGATAACTCCCCGAAAAAGAACCGCGATACCCTCCTCCGCACCGTCATCTGGTACTTCGAGGAATACAAAGACGACCCGGCCCAGATCATCCACCTCGCCAATGGGCGCCCGGCGACAGAGCTTTCATTCAAGTTCGAGTCCGGTATCGCCTCTCCCTTTGGAACCGAGTACCTCCTCTGCGGCCACCTCGACCGCGTTGTAGACTACGCCGGCGACCTCTTCGTCATGGATCAGAAGACCACCGGCGGGGGCCTCGGCGCCTTCTACTTCTCTCAATACGACCTCGACAACCAGATGTCCCAATACACCCTCGCGGGCCAGGTCGTCTACAATCTCCCCCTCGCGGGCGTCATCATCGACGCGGCCTCGATCCTAGTCGGCCAGACCACTTTTGGCCGCGGCTTCACCATGCGAAGCAAAGGGCAGCTAGAAGAGTGGCTCGTCAATACCGAACTCCACCTTCGCAACGTCGAGCGTTACGCTGACGCTAACCAGTGGCCGATGAACCTGAAGTCCTGCGGCAACTACGGCGGCTGCGTCTTCAAGGACATCTGCAAGAAAGACCCCGAGATGCGGGAACGCTTCCTCGAGACCTACTTCGAGAAGCGCTTCTGGAATCCCCTGGTGCCGCGATGACAACTGAAGTCTCCATCCAATCAAATTCCGTCGAGTTCATGTGCAACGCCCGCGTTATCACCGACGCGCAGGGAACCGCACAAACCATCATCCTCACCGGACCTTACGGTGTGGAGATGAAGCTTCCCGGCGGAGCTTTCCCTTTCGTCCTCAACGGCCATAACGTCCTCGCCGTTCTATCCCTCGTTCAAGTCTCCGAGCGGGAGCCCTCTCTCGCCCCGAAGCTTCTCATCCCAGGAAAGCCGAGCTGATGCCCGCCCTCACCCAACACGACTCAACTCGCTTCGTCAAGGGTCTTCTCCTCGGTGACGCAGGCAGCGGTAAGACGGGCGGGCTAACCTCCCTCGTTGCCGCAGGCTACAAACTTCGCGTCTACGACTTCGACAATTTGCTGCACCCTCTTCGCAGCTACATCAACCTCCAGTGCCCCGATAAGATCGACAACGTGCGGTTCCAGACTTTCACCGACAAGATGAAAGGCCTGGACACGCCGATGATGATGATCGGGAACGCGATGAAGGTCATGCCCTTCGTAGATGGCACGCCCAACGCCTTCGCGCGCGCGATGAAGCAGCTCAACCACTGGAAGGAGGGCGAGGAGGACCTCGGCAAGCCGCAGGATTGGGGCCAGGACACCGTCCTCGTCATCGACACCCTCACCACTGCAGCCGCGGCCGCGTTCCGCTACGTCCAGGCCATGAACCCCGGCGCAAAAGAGCCTCAGTCCTACTACTTCGCGGCCCAGCAGATGCTGATGCAACTCATCCAGCTCCTCTGTTCCGCCTCCTTCCAGACCAACGTGCTTGTCCTCGCCCATATCAACTACGACAAGAACCAGTTCGAGATCACCAAGGGCTTCCCCCGCTCTATCGGCTCCGCTCTGAATGATCAGATCGCCGCCTACTTCAACTGCGTGCTGATGGTCGAGTCCACCGGCAATGCAGGCAACCGTATTATTCGGACCAACTCCACAGGGATTGTTGATCTGAAAAACCCCATCTCCTTCCGTAAGGAAGTTGATCGACTGCCCCTCGAAACGGGGCTCGCAGACTTCTTCAAAGCCGTCCGCGAATAACTTGTGTTGCAACCTAAGGAAAACCAATGGCTTCTTTTGAAGATATCCTGAACCAAGCAGTCGACGACATTGAAAAGCCGAAACCCCGGCCGACTGGCCATTACCTCGGTGTCGTCGCCGGTCTCCCTCAGCAGGTCGTCCAGGGAACGAAGGACGGCGATCGGTCCATTCTGCGTTTCATGATTAAGCCCATCGCGGCGCAGGAAGATGTGGACCAGGACAACCTCGCCGAGCATGGTGAACTCGCCACCTGGCCACCGTTCCGCCGAGACTACTGGATCGATACGCCCGAGGGCCTCTACAACGCTAAGCTCTTCCTGACTGAAGTGCTTGGCATCGAGGCCGGCAAGGGCGCCACGTTCAGCCAAATTGCCTCCGAGTCCCCAGGCAAGCAGGTCGTGTTCGAGTTGGGCCACCGCCCGTTCGTCCGTGACGGCCAGCCGGAAATCGCGACTGAGATCAAGTCCGTCGCGAAGGCGTAGTATTCGCTGACGAGCGAAGGCGCGCGACCTGCGTCGTACAGTGGTCGGGCTGGCGGGCTACCGCTTCATTCTCCCGAGGGGCGCCCATGATAACGTCAGGTAGTTCAGCCAACATCAGTTCCATCTGGGTCGATCGCGCAGCCCGAATGCGCCGCGAGATCTCCGAAGAGTCCATCACCGAACTTGCCGAGTCTATCTCGCGCCTCGGCCTCATCCACCCCGTTGTCATCCGCCGAGATGGAAAACTAATCGCTGGTGAGCGCCGTCTCAAAGCGTGTCAGTTCCTCGGTTGGACTTCAATCCCAGTTTCATTCGCCGAAGACCTGCCCGAGCGGGAACTATACAAAATAGAGCTTGAGGAGAACGTCAAGCGCCAGGACATGACTTGGCAGGACCGCTGCCTCGCCATGCTTCGCCTTCACGAACTCAACCTCGAAGAGAACCCCAAGACCACCTACGAAGAAACGGGCGACTCAGCCGGCATATCCCGTGGTCACGCGCAAGCGCAGATCGCTGTCGCTAAAGAACTCCGCGCGGGCAACCCTCGACTTGCGGAAGTTAAAGAGTTCTCCGTCGCCCGCGGCATCGTTCAGCGCCAGACCGAGCGCGCGAAACAGGATCAGCTTTCACAGATCAAAGTCTCGTTCCCAAAGGAGCCTGCCAGTGGCAATGGAACCGCCTTCGATGGACACACTGGCGTGGCTTCAGTGGTGGCAGAAAAGCCACCCTCCCCAATCATCACAGCCAGCTTCCTCGAGTGGGTCGAAACCTATTCTGGCCAACCCTTTAACTTCATCCACTGTGATTTCCCCTACGGAATTAACGCGAACAAATTCAACCAGGGAGCTTCCGATGCCTTCGGAGGATACGAGGACACCCCTGAACTTTACTGGTCTCTCGTCCGCGCTCTCATCGAGCATCGAGAGAAGCTCCTTGGCAGCAGCGGACATATTCTATTCTGGTTCAGTATGCGTTACTATACCGAAACCCTCGCGGCGCTCTCTGAGCATTTTTGGGTGGACCCTTACCCTCTTATATGGTTCAAGAGCGACAATGTCGGAACGCTACCAGACCCGACTCGAGGGCCTCGCCGCGTATACGAAGTCGCCTTCCTCTGCTCCCACGGAGATCGTAAGATCATTTCATCTGTCGCTAACACTTTCGCGGCGCCTACCGTCCGAACTGGCGAGCACATGAGTGAGAAAAACCCCGTCATGCTCCGCCACTTCATGAGGATGTTTGTCGATGAGAACACGCGACTCCTTGATCCTACTTGTGGGTCTGGTAGTGCTTTGCGGGCTGCTCGCAGTTTGGCTTGCACTAACCTTATTGGCCTGGAGATAAACTCCGACTTCGCGGACGCGGCCCGGAGGGCGTTTGATGCCGAACCAATTTAAAATCGCCATCATAGGAGATTACTATGGCCCCGAGGAAGCCCTCTGGAAACGTCCGTTCGTCGGGCAAGCTGCAAACCAGTTCGACGCCCTCCTCCGAGACGCCGGCATCGAGCGTTCCGAATGCTTCATCACAACCGTCTTCGCACTACAGCCCGCAGCGGGGCTCGAGTCTCTTTGCTGCCCTCCCAAATCCCCCGAGCGCGAGCCCGGTCTTCGCTCTATCCTTCCTGGGCTTTATCTCAAGCGAGAGCACGCTGGAGAAATTCGTCGACTACATTCAGAGCTTGCCGCGTTGGAACCTAACGTGGCCCTTCTCCTTGGACCCATTGCTTGTTGGGCCCTCCTGGACACTCAAGCAGTATCTAAAATCCGAGGTACCGCCTGCCATAGTTCTTCAGTTCCCGGGCTCAAATGTCTCCCGACATACCACCCGCGAGCTGTTACCAGAGAATACTCTCTTCGTCACGTTACCGTACTTGACTGGATCAAAGCCAAACGAGAAGGAGAGTTTCCCGAACTTCGCCGACCCGCCCGAATAGTTCAAGTGGCCGAAACGATTGAAGATGTCAGAGCCTTCAAGCGAGAATATCTGGATAGCGCCGCCCGAATATCCTTCGACATCGAAACCGCCAGCGGACAAATCACCTGCATCGGCTTTGCCGCCAGTATTGAGCGCGCGCTCGTTATACCATTTGTTGACGCAACCAGGCCCGAGGCTAACTATTGGCGAACTCTGGCAGACGAGCTTACCGCCTGGGATTTGGTTGCTCAGATCCTTTCCCTCCCCGCCGTGAAGTTAGGTCAGAACGGCCTTTACGATATCCAGTATCTTTGGATGGCTTACGGTATCCCCGTTCACAACTATACCCACGACACCATGCTTCTCCACCACGCGCTCCAGCCCGAGTCCGACAAAGGCCTCGGCTTCCTTGGCTCGGTCTACACAAACGAGTCTGCCTGGAAGGTCGAGCGCCCGCGTGGAGAGCACTCAATCAAGAAGGAGGAGTAGATGAAAGTCTTCCAGACCTCCCTCGGAACCCCACCCTCCCTCACTGAGGGCCTATGGTTCTACAACGGCCTTGACTGTATGATAACTCTCGAAGTCCTCGAGGCTATCGAGCCGCAGCTGGACGCTGTCACCCGCCCAATCTACCAACGCGCCCTCGCCCTCCAAGGCCCCATCCTCGAGATGGAATGCCGAGGCATCCTCGTCGATCGATCCCTGATCGCGGAAGTGGGTGCGGAACTCCTTGAACAACGCACCCATGTCGAGACCGGCCTTCGAGAAATCCTTACCGAAGGCGTCGGCCTTTCGCCCGAGGAAGTCACGTGGACTATCCGTGAGCGGGGCGCCCTTGTCGAGAAGCATATCTGGAATTCCCCTCACCGACTGAAGGACTTCTTCTATGTCAGATGTGGCATTAAACCAATCCGCAAACGCGGCGCAGTTACTGTGGACCGGGGTACTCTCGAAAAACTCCGAACCCATTTCCTGGTACAGCCCATCGTGGAGCACATTCTCTCCATCCGCGACTTTAATAAAAAACTCGGCGTCCTTGCTACAGGCATTGACCGCGATGGTCGAATGCGGACCAGTTACAATATTGCTGGAACAGACACCGGACGCCTTTCATCTTACTCTTCAAGCTTCGGATCAGGAACAAACCTACAGAATATCACTGAAGAACTTCGACGTATCTTCGTAGCTGATCCCGGAAAGAAGTTCGCCTACATAGACCTCGCCCAGGTTCAGTCCCGCGCCGTCGGTGCCATCTGCTGGAACCTCTTTTCTGACGGAACCTACCTCGACTTCTGCGAGTCCGGCGATCTACACACCGGCGTCTGTATGCTCACTTGGAAGGATATGGACTGGCATGGTACAGGTATTGAAGCTCTCACGAACCCTGAGTGGTATAAGCATAACCGCGCGCTTGCGGACGCCCCGTTCTACCGAGTGGATTCTTACCGTCAAGGATCAAAGAAACTCGGTCACGGTACTAATTTCCTGGGAAGCCCTCGAGAACTTTCTAAGCAAACTCGCATCCCAATGTCCCTCATCCAGCAGTTTCAGCTCAGTTACTTCTCTGGTTTCCCTGCTATTGAACGCTGGCACAAGTGGCTACGTGCTAAGCTCGCGAAGGACGGCTTCATTACTACAGCTACTGGACGCCGTAGACATTTCTTCGGACGACGCTTCGAGGAAGAAACCGTAAAGGCCGCAGCGGCTTACGAGCCCCAAGACATCGAGGCCTTCCTTAACCAGACCGGCCTCCTCCAGCTTTGGCGCGCCCGCCTGCCTTCGGTCGAAATCCTCATCCCTGTTCATGACGCAATCTTAATCCAGTACGACGAACGCCGCGAAGACGAACTCATCCCCCAGATCCTGGAAACTATCAAGGTCGAGTTACCCCTGATGAACAACCGCTCTCTCATCGTCCCGCACGATGTAGCCGTCGGTTGGAATTGGGGCAAGTACGATAAGAAGAACTCTGGTAAAAACCCAGATGGGATGAAGGATTACAGCGGTCATGACGAGCGTAAGCGGAGCAAGAGGGTTGCCCCAATGGATCGAAAGTTTCGTCCAGTGGACTGACGGCACGCAATCCCCCCTCATCTTCCGCACGTGGGCCGCAGCGATCACCATCGCGGGCGCGCTCGAACGTAAGGTCTGGCTCCGCGCAGGGAAGCGGATCATGTACCCGAACCTCTACGCCCTTCTCGTCGGCCCGCCGGGCGTTGGTAAAACTGACGCCCTTCGCGGAACCCTCGATATGTGGCGCAGCGTTCCTGAGCTTCACGTCGCCCCCAGTTCCGTCTCGCGTGCTTCTCTCATCGATAGTCTTGTCGAGGCCGAACGGAGTATTCTTCGCCCAACAGAACTCAACCCGTATGTCAAATTCAACTCCCTATCCGTCGGCGCCACCGAGTTCGGCACTTTCATCACAGCCTACGACGGCGAGTTCATGTCCACGCTAAACGACCTCTGGGATTGCGTACCTTATAAAGAGAAGAAGCGACATATGAAAGACTCGATCGAGCTTCCTTCCCCCCAGCTAAACCTTATCGCCGGTACGACGCCCGCGTGGCTTGGTAAAAACCTCCCCGATCACGCCTGGTCCGAGGGCTTTGCCTCCCGCCTCTGCCTCGTCTTCTCGGCCGATCGAGTCTTACTCAACGACTTCTTCGAGGAGCGTGACAGCGATGAGAACCTTTCTAATCTTCTGCATATTGACCTTGCTCATATATCTAGCTTATACGGTCAGTTCCAGTTGGCCACCGATGTCTCAGAACTCTTCAATCGCTGGTATCAGCTTTCATGTCCGCCGATCCCAGATCACCCCAAGCTTGAGCACTACCTCCCTCGCCGACCCGTACACCTGCTTAAGTTGGCGATGGTCTTCAGCGCTTCCCGTTCTGACGAACTGGTCATACGAATGGAGGACTACCAACTCGCGATGGATTTGTTCTTGCTCACTGAGGAACGGATGCCAGATGTATTCCGATCAATGAAAATCGGGGACGTGGACTGGTACAACGAGACGTACAACTTCGTTGCCAAGCTCTACGCGCGGGAGGGCAAACCCGTTGCGGAGCACCGCATCATTCATTTCATCGGGGAGAAGGCCCCGCACTATGCAGTCACTAATATCTTAAAGCACTGCATCGAGGCGGGGTACTTGAAAGTCGCGGACATAAGCGGGCCGGGTGGGAGGCCCGCCTATGCCCCTAACTCTCGTCACTGAATCTTACGGACTTCCTGAACAATCCGGTCAACTTGTCGGTCTGATAGTTCTTTATGCACCGAGTCTGCGTTGGTTCGAAGAGACCAATTCTGAACCAGGATTGTAACCCCTACCGTTACTAGCGCGCCGACCATAGCAAGAAACGCTTTCCAGAAAAGGCTTTTGATCCCCTCAATCAATTCCGTGACACCATGGACGGATTGAGTCAACTCAGTAATAGACTTCTGAGTCTTCCCATTCTCCACAGCACAATCTGTCAGGTGTTTCTGCAGAGTATCAACTACGTCATTGAACTCTTCGCGGTGTACAGCTAGACTCGACGGCATCGTCCGTCCTTCCTAGGTCGAGGGCGGCGCGGGCGCCGGAAGCTGAGCGTTAGTGAAGGCGCCAATCTCATGCGCCACGATCCCGTTGATCAGCGCGGTGACTCCCTGGATCAACGTCTGCCCCGCAGCGGAAGTTGGACTCGATCCCGCAAGCGCGCCGGATAGAAGCTGGACCAGCTCACTTTGCAGTGGCCCCATCCGCGAAGCGATATAGGCACTAAGCGCCGTCCCGCCCCACTGAATCGCATCGGCCAAAACAATCTTTGCATCCTCCTGCACAATCTTCAGCGCAGGTTGCAAATCCGCCGGCGCCTGAGCAATCAGGTGCTGGGTGTTCGCCCACTCTTTCGAGATGAACGCGCCGACAGCTGCCATCGGGTCTTTCCCAAAACGGCCTTCGATCAGATCGGTAATATCACTCATGACTTCTCTTTCATTCCGGAGGGTTAGAGATTGTGTGTTTCTGCACAGCGGACCAGGCGTACCCCGCCAGCCATATAACAATACCAGAACCGATCGAAACGAATTGAGTGGTTTGATCACCTTGTACCGCTCCATTCGCAACGAGGGCACCCGCGAGTGCCGCCAGCGCATGTCGCGCCGCCGCACCAACTACCATCTTTAGAAAGCTTGGCAGCTCATTCTCTTCAGCCATTGGTCACCTCGGGTTCATACTTCAGTTTCAACGCCTTCACTTCGTCTTCCGCCGCGCTACGAGCCTTCTGACTTTCCTCCAGTTGCGCGGAAATATTTTGCAACTGTACTTGCTGCTGCATGATAGTCAGAACTTGCGTTCCTACCATCCGAATCATATTCTCGTCAAACATCTTAATCTCCTAAGGAGTGGTTGAGGACCAGCCCAAGTAATGCTGGACCATGTTATTCGTGCCCGCGACACAAATATTGTAGAGATAACTCGCCCCAGCGGTATTGAGGAACGGGCCGTTCTCAGCTGTAGGGTCTTGGAAGTACTGGTCAATTTTGATTGTTTTGCTCTCGAAGAGGACTACGCCGTTACGGTTCAGGCCGGTGCTGAAGGTATCAATTGCTAGGTCCTGAAAGGTGATATTATAGACCGAATAGTTATTCACTCGCCCTTCATTGATTACAACCCCAATCGAGTTCAACCCATTCAGCCCGATATACGTATGCCCCTGGAAGGTAAAGGTATCCGCCCACTGGTTAATCTTAATCCCACGGAACAGGACATTGGCGAACTGACAGTCATGGAATGTGATATCAGTCAGGACTTGTGGCGCGCCCGAATACCCAGAAGTAATCCCCTGGATCAACAGTCCATATCCGCATGTACCCAGATGCTTAAGGCTGATACGAGAGAAGGCTGAGTTCCGGTTCGCCGCGTTTCCAGGATACGGACTCAGCCCGGCCGAGCTATCCGCGAATAACTGCGTAAACGTCCCCGCAGCAGTTTGTGTCCCAAGCGCCGTAAGGTTCAGGTCGACGTTTTGAAACGAATGATAGTTAAAGACGATCCCGGTGAACGCCCCGCCCTCGTTGATGTTAATCGTATGCTTCGCGGCATAAAGCACGTCCGTGCTCGGCGAGTCAAAACAAGTTCCGCCCGCGGCCCCTTGCCAGCTGAAGTACGCGCCGTCCACCATCTCAATATCAACATTCGAGAGCGAATGGATCGTCCCGTTAATCTGATACGGGCCCGGCCCATTGAACCAGATCTTCCCGCCTCCCGCCGCGTTGATCGTCGAGATGAGATTGTTCAGGTTCGTCGTGTTCGTCGTCGCGGTATTTGCGGGAGTGATTGAGTTCTCGGCCGCCCCGTTGTAGCCAATGGGCACACCGCCTGAACTTCCGGTGTTGATGATCTGATATGTAGCGCCAGTGTAGTTAACACTAATCCCCGCGCCCGCTGTAATCATACCGGTGAGGTCCGCAGCGCCAAGCGTCACGCCCCCGGTGCGCCCGTTGAAGGACGTGACGCCTGCGCCCCCGCCGGGCGCGTTGATCGTCAACGTGTCCGTCCCGGCGTTGTAGGACGTGGTGACGCCCGTTCCCGCCGCGATCTTGGTATTCATTTGAGAACCGAAGTTTGTAGCAACGTCAGCGGCAGTTAATAGGACAGCGCCAGTACGAGCATTTACAGAGTTAACGCCCGCCGAAGTCACCCCATCATTACGAAGTTCCAGCATCCAAACGTTAGACTGGAAACTGCTCCAAGTCCAGGTCTCGTTAGTCCCATCAACATAGGGCGAGCCGGGCGCTAGGGCGTCCACCATCGCGAACTGCCACAAGGCTCCAGTAGCAGTGAGCCGATTAGTAAACGGCGCACCAGGGCGTCCGGTTATGGTTGTTACTGTATGATCCGAGTATAAGGAAACAGTTCCAATATTCGCGGCATTTTTGTTGAAGTTGAGGGTGCTCGGAGAAGCTGCGGCGCTGCTAACCCCGATTGAAACATTCGTAGGTCCGCGCCAGACAGCAACGATTTGTTTGCTATTACCTGCAAAGCCTGTCACATTTACGCCACCCGCGACAACATCAGCGTTGGTTAAGACTTTAAATGCGATTAGGGCAAAAGAGCCAAAGGCTGCTGCACCGGAAAATACAGTGGTCCAACCCGAGGGGGTAATAGGCTGACTAGTTTGTCCCCCGCAGAGAATAACCGCCAAATCGCCAGTGTTAGTTCCTGCGGGGAAAGTAATAGTTTGGCTTGCTACAGTGAAATCGGCTCCAGTAGTAGTGCCGACATAGGTGGAAGTAGTTATTCCTCCTCCAGAGCCCGTGTAAGTAATCGTTGTGACACCGGCCACAGTTGCAGCCGTCAGGCCCGTGCCAGCGAGAAGGAGCGTACTTAAATCAGCTTGTAAACCAACATTGCCAATTCCAAGTAAGCCGCGCATCGCCGCGTAGTTAACCGCACTGATCAGCGAATACCCATTCGCACTCGGTACAACCGCCGTATCCCCAACAGACACACCGCCGGCTGAGGTCCACTTAACCAGCGCGTTATTCGTGCTCGAGCCTGGCCCGGTGATACCGCCCCCGCCCCCACCCGGCGTCGCAATGAAGTGACCCGTCGTCGCGGTCAGGTACTCAAAGATTTTCCCGGCCGAAGCCACACCACCTGTCGTCAGTGCCGCCACTTGCCCCGGCACGCCGGACAAAGCACTGTAGTTAAAGTTCTGTGTAAAGCTCGGCGTTGAGATCATATGGGCTGTGGTAGGCCCGGTGAATTCTATGATCTGCCCATTCGCAGCTGTCTGTGCCGCCATCGCCTGAATGACTTGCGGGACGCCCGTCAACGCGGACCAGGCCGAAGAACCTCCACCCCCACTTCCGCCAGTGACCGCAATCGGTGCGCCCGTTATCGCATCGAAGCCGAGCACTAAACCTTTACGCAAACTCGCCGGAGGCAGATACCCCAGCCCCGTATCCCCCGGAAGAAACTGCAGCGCCCGCGAGTCAACCTCAGCCAACTGCTGCGTTTGATAGGTGAGCCAATCCGCCACTTGCTCAAGCGTCCGCGGATAGAAAGCCTGGTTCGTTACCGAGGTGTTTTGCGTGTACGGCACGCCCCGCTGAATCACCAAGTTCTGCCCGACTTGCAGCGGCGCCCCTGAGAGCGGATAAACCACCACGCCCCCACTGGGATTGTTCAGCCCCGTGATCGTAAACGTCCCTGGAGAAAGTGTAGTGTTACTCCCATCCGCGTTGACTACGAGCACATTCACGAGAGCAGAGCCATCGCTCGCGCTGGGTATGGCGAAGTTGTAGGCGAAGGCTGTTTGGACCCCATTCCCAGGGATCGTTATTGAGGTGATCTGCGAAGAAACCGTCATGCCTGAGACCCTTGAGAAGTTTGGTTAACTGCTGCGAGGTGAGTAAACTGAACGGGCACATGGTTCCCCTCGAGAACCACCTTGGCACACTTTCGAGGGAATGTCAAGTAGATTTTTATCATCGGCGGTGCCCTCTGGAACGAGAGCGCGCCCCCATTTCTGCCGGAGGTGTACCGAAGATAAGGCCGTCAAAGAATGCCGCCGCGCCCATATCATCCACGCGCCCATTCTCTCGGTCGTATAGGAACTGCCCCGCGGTAGCTACAGGTTTTGTCGGAAGGCCGGTAACATACCCCACCGAGTCTGCAGCATGCTTAACCCAACGGGGATCGACTTTGCTGTCATCGCCTCCGGGTACGAATTGATTGTACGCATTTAGCGTTGAGAAGCCAATCTCCTGCGTGGCTTCACCCAAGGGGTTCCCCGGCGTTTCCTTGAATCCGGTCTGAACCTCGCGCGGCAAATCCACAATCAAGTTTCCAACCACCGTACCTCCCATCGCGCCTTTGAGCATGTTGTTCAGGAACCCCCAAAGGTAGGAATTCTTATCCGTAACCTGGTCCACAGCAAGCGCGCCCGCGGCTACCTTAGCGCCAAACTTTACCTTATCGAACAGTGTCGTATACACAGCCGGGATAATATAATACGCCATCAGATCCGACATGTTTTTATCGAAGTCTCGCTTGCCGCCCGCCCAGCCAGCATCACGGAATTGCATACTCTGTCCCGGCCGCGTTGACCTACGCAGTACTGTCCAAAGCCGGTTTGTCGTGGTGTTCTCGAACGAGGTGAACATATTAGTCAGCTTGCCGATCTCCGACCACCAGCCCTTGTCGTCTGATCGCCACAACGCTGGAAGGTCAACCGTCGCGCCCGCGCCTTGCGTATCCCGCACAGCCTTGTTAGCCAACGCCACCGCCTCCTCATGCCCGACCAGCGGAAACTGTTGCCTATACTTCGCCAGCGCAAGCATATAGCTTTCCATCTCCTTCACCTTACCGAAGGCGAAGAACGCGGCGTACTGAGCCCGCGACACAAAACCTTGCTTCATAAACGCTTCTTGCATGAACTCGCGCACGTCGCGATCATAGTGCGTCGAAGCTACCCGCACCTCTCCAAAGGTATCATGTACCCAGGTCTTCAAGCTATCGTCCCGAAGAATATCTGCGCTAGCCGCTCCAAGTTCTACCGGCGACGCTTCCCCACTCATGTGCGAAGCCGCAATCCCTCCATGCTTAAGGATTGTTGAGACATTCGCCGCGACTTGCGCTACAGTGAAGTTCCTGCGAAATCCACGAGCCAACCCTGACAAGTTCTTAGTCGTCGCTTGGTCATAGCTCGCCTCGTGCGCGATGTCTTTCAGCCAACGCCGGGTTACGCTATTATACTCCGGCCCTAACACTTCCTGAATAGCTCGGCGTACGCCCGGCTGGTCCAGTATCTTCTTCGCCTGTATCAACGGGCGCCGGTACGCGAGGTCATGAATGACAGACTCAAATTCTAAGTGCAGAATATCGTGGCTCAAATCCAGCGGCGCTGTAAAGTTTGTCCGCGCCACGGTATACCCATTGGCTGGCACTGAACTCTCAAACCTCGATCCCCACATACCTAGATCCTTAGGGTCTAGTGAGGATGGTACCGGTCCTGTATTTACAATCTTCCCTTCAGGATCTTCAGCTTTACCTACAGCTTTCAAGTTATAAGTAATATGCCGGTACCCTCCGGGCAATGTTCCAAACTTAGTCTTGATCGGCGTGGCTTCGACCTTCTCCATCGCCAGACCGGTTACATCTCGGTACAGTGCCTGAACCTTAGGAAGGAGTTTAGTCGAACCATCTAGAATATGCTGCACATACTTCCAGTCCGCCTCATCCAGATACTCATCCGCAACCGCGCGAACCGTGTCGGAGTTCCAGCCAAAACCTTGAGTGAGTTTAGTAAAGTTACTCTCCGACCCGAAGTGTGTCGCCATCATGATTACTTCAGCTTTAGTTTTCAACCAAGGAACTGGATTGCCATCCTTGTCCTCATCGAAGGCTCTGGGATATTCATTTTTTTATCGAGCGACTCCACCCAACCTTTCGGTTGGCCTTTCACGAACCTCTTAAAGTCCTTAGCCATCTCGTTAATCATCGCGTGCTTTTCAAACTTCCCTTCTTCCAGCGGGGCGATGACGTACTTCGACAGTGGGCCGACGGTTTCGCTGTCCAGCCAGAAGAAGGGCGTCTCCATTCGCAACACATGCGCGCCGAGATTTCGTTTCAGGGCGCGGCTTTTCCCACTGAGGGTTCCCTGTAAGTTATGCAGTTCCCCTTTGGTAAGCACTCGTCCCTGGCGGGAAGCGTTAGCTTTAATCTCTTCGACGATCTTCGTCAGTTCTACGGCTTTTCGGTTCGCATAGATTTTCTGTTGATCTCGCCCAATCTCTCCAATCGACTTAACCATCTGTGAGATGCCGCGGAACTGATCGACAGTTAACTGCGTAATCTTATCCACCGGCGTGACTTCTACGTGGACCGGTTGATAGCCGCTCTCTTTCAACGAGTCAAGATAGTCCACAAAAGTCGCCTGCGTCATCCCTGCCGTGGCGTCTTCTTTGCCTTTGAGACTCAGCGGGAAACCAACCTGCTTAACGATCCACCGTTGCGCATTCCTTGCGACCTGCGTCATCTTCGCAGTCTGCGGGTTCTTCGCCGCGACCTTCATCTGCTTGACGCCAGACTGAAATTCCTTCTGCAGTTCAAAACTCATCTGCATATGCAGGAAGTTAAGCACTTGTTTCTGGCGCGCTTCAAACGCGGCAAGGTAGTCCGGCTTCCCTTTCGTCATCGCAAGTTGCGAGGCATCGCCCCACTTCTTCACCGCGACCGCGTAGTCTCGCGGGCGTAAGACTTTACTCAGTGGCAGGTTATCAAACCGCGCTTTCGCATCTGCAATGATATCATTCTTGCTCAATGGCTTCCCGACGATCTCAGACAGCGCCTTCAGTTCCGAAACCAGGATATCAGAAGCCTCGGGCGACGTAAATAACACGCGCGCGTCAGCCATGATCTTCTCGGGCGATAGGATATCTCCCACCTGAGACCGCGCAAGCTTATTCGTCTCGCTCTCAATCGTATCCTTCACCCACTTGCGGAAGGGCGCATCCCCTCGCATGGCCTCAACTCTCGAGACCTTCTCCAGCATCTCTTGTCCAGAGGAGAACCCAAGTTCTTGCGCCACGATATCCGCGTCTCGCCCGTGTTCTTTCGAGAACATATTATTTGGGAGCTTCTCCCAAAGCTCTTTCGGGTAAGACTTCTTCGTATCTAGTGCGAGCTTCATACCTGGCGACTCAGTCATCGGGCGATAACGGAAATAAATCTGGTTCCCGTCAGCAATGCAGATATTCAGCGCAGACGAAGCACTCTCCTTCATATGCGCCGCGTCCCAGCCGATGTCTTTCCACATCTCCGGGACTTCCCACATAGTCCACGAACCGTTAGCAAGCGCATGTTTTTTACTCTGCGCTAACCGCTTCCCATACTCAGCTCGCGTACCCGCGTTAATCTCCCCGGACATCCCCTGGTTATTAATCGCGTAGCGTTTCTCTGTATCTGACAGCTGATCCCACTGTTTCAGTTCTTGCTCCGCGTGCCACTCCGCAGCTTTCTGAACATCTTCAGCTTTGCGGAAGTCCGCGGGGTTCTTCGCTTTGATATTAACCACGAAGATAGTTGGCTGGAAAGTTTGACCCTCTTCTGAAGGCGATGGCGCTGAATAAAAAGGATCGAAAGCGTCACCGTGCGCCCAACGGCTTGCAAACTGCGGATCGGTACTGAAAGAGATAACAGGATAGTTCACCGGCCGCCAGGGATTCTCCTCCGTGCCCAGGTTCGTAAACTTCTTCGAGCCGTGGTAGTAGGTGATCGGCTTCCCGTTATGAACGAGGACGTTGTCCTTCACAATATCATCAGCGACAACCTTCGAGAACCTCAAGGTATGCGCCGCCATGATCCCAGGGTCTGCCATGAACTCATTCATAACAGTTGGGAAGATATTCTGATAGACCTGCTTCCACTCTTTCGTATACTGGCTCTTCACGTTATTATACGTCTGGTGCCAGAGCTTCTGCACCAGATCGTCGAACGCCTTCCCGACGCGCGCTGAGTACGCAACGTACTGCGGCTTCGTCATTCCCGGAGGGAGCTCCGAGAACAGTCGATCGAGAAACCGCTCCTTCGCTAGCTTCGGGATCGCTTGCTGAACACCCTGCTTCGCAACTTCCCATTGGGCTTTCTCGTCATCATTCAGCCCGGCGATGTCAAGGTCTTCCGGTTCAGGGAACTCTTTTCCGGTCTGCGTGTAGTAGTCGTAGGGCGACATACCCTGATCCGCCATCGCGGCGATGGTGTCTTCGTCAACGGCGGGCTCCGACGCGGGCTTCTCTTCTGCAGTCCTCGCCTCTTTCTTAACGCCCGCGACGGACTTGAGGCTGTTCCACGCCTCTAGAAGCTGTTGGTCTTTCCAGTTCAGGTTCTGAACATCTTGACTTTCCAGAGCCTTAGCCATGGCTATCGCTTGGTCGACTTGGATAGTCCCGGACGGGTTCACAGTATCAACTGCGTCCAGGAACTTATGAACCGCCTCTTGCGCTTTCGACCCCTGCGTGAAAACCTTATCCAGATCCTCCCCCGTTTTCAGCTCCGTAACCGGATGCGCCTTCTCCAGTTCCTTCGCCGCCGTCGCGGAGATACCACCGTCAGCACTCATATACGGGCGAAGAGCGTCCGCAAGCGGTGTTCCGCTAACCTTCGACAAGTATTCCGCCGCCGAGATTTCATACGGGTGTCCGGCAGCGTACGCATCTGAAATACCTTTAGTGTCCAGACCTTGATCCACTACAAGTGCATGCTGCTCAGGCGTCAATGTATCCCAAGCTTCCGGGTCAATTTGAAATTTAGTATCCGGCGTAACTGTCTTAACAAAGTCCTCTGTCAGCGCAGGAAGCCGCGCTTGAGTTTGGCTCGCCGTAACCGCCTCTTCTGTTTCTTTCAGCGTCTGTTCGAACTGCAGAGCGTGTTGCTGATAGACAACATCAGCTGCAGGACTCGTCCCCGGAACAGGGTGATCCGCGAACTCAGCATCGGTATAACTCACTGGCCCTGTCAAACGCGGTTGAGTGTCGCGAAACAACCCCTCATCCACTATCGGCCGAACGGGGCGTTTAAACTGCATACCCAAAACGCCACTTAAACCTTCAGCAAAACCCAAACCAAGCAGCGACGCTCCCATCACGCTTTGCGTATAAGGCTTAACTTCGTTCGGAGCAAGTTCTCTCTGCTGCAGCCAAGTCGATGGTCGAAACATATCAAACTCAGGATTTCCACGAACTCCAGTTAGATCGTTCGGCATCCCAGCTGTTAAGGCTTGCAGTCCTTTACCCGTTAGATAACTCGGAACAAAGCCCGCGACGTTCAGTGCGTCAAGAATGCTCGACCCGATAGCGCCTATCTTACCCAGCGGGGCATCTTCGGTAGACGCCCACGGTGTTGCAGAAACCCGACGGGCGCCCGCACCGACAGCTTGGTCTGCTGCATGAACACTACGCCAGATATCCAGCAGGGAGGATTTAGTAAAAGAGTTAATTTTACTTGCGATCCCCGCCAAGCTTGTGAAGTCATCTTGCGTCGCCGCGAGTTGAGCAGGTGTCGCCCGTGCCGCCCAAGTCCGAACGCCGGAGTTATTCAAGGCCCCTTGTATGGTCGCAATACGAGCCCCCTGATTAACCTGCGTCGGGTCTTGCATCGCTACTGAAGGAGCTACGCCAACCAGCGGGCCGTTGCGTAGCGCGTCCACAGCTTGCGCGGGTGGGACATCACTAACCGCGGTGGTGTTCAGCGAAGCGTCAGAATGCTCCCTCGCCCGAATGCGCGCGGCGAGATCATCAAGCGGATCGGCCATCACTTACCTCCAAGAATACGATGAGCTTCAGCAATGTCCGCGGGCGTCGGGTTTGTAATTCCGCGCGCTAGAAGCGCCGAACGGATACCTTGGTCAGTGTATCCCGCCGGGGCCTTTGGCGCTACAAGGCTAGCCGAGGCCTTCTCGTCGCCTCCGAACTTCTTCGAGGCCTGGTAACTTTGAATAGCCTCCTGAGCGATACCCGACATATCCCGCTGGTTCGGAAGCCGATCCTTGTTCGCCGGGTTCGCCATCCAGTCCGCCGTAGCTTGACTCAACGCCCCCCGCATCGCGGCGTTTTCTTTATTGTTGTTAGGTATCTTCGCCAGACCCAGTTGCTCAGTCATCATAGGACTGTTAAAGTATTTATTCGCAATAGCGTCATTGTTCAGCGCAGAGTAATTCTTCGATTTAATTTCCTGCTGCTGCTTGACAAGCGCCATCCGTGTTTTCGGAGGCAGCATGGCATTACCCATGATATCCTCGTTAAGGAAATCTTCTGGGTTATTCGTTGCATTCGCCCGCAGCCCGCTAAGACGGTACAGTTCCTGCTGACCCTCCGGCGTTATCTCATTCCCAACGCGCTTCATATCCTGAAGAATCACTTGATGATACTTCGGGGGAAGAGTGTTCCACTGATCAAGCATACCCGGCACACTCAAAAGAGAATGCTCGTCCGTAGCAACACCTTTTTCAACTTGCTCGAGGATAGAAGACGTAGCGGAGATTTCTCTATTCTCCGCCGCCTGAATTTTCCGGTTGATCTCTGCGCGGGTGTTGTTTTCAACCTGCTGTCGGAACGCCGCGTTATTTGGAATTTGCTGCTCAGCCAGGCGATCCGCTGCCTGCAGTGCTGCCTCTTCCGTCGCCCGCCACTCCATCGAGGTCTTCGGCCCGCCCGTTTGAGAGGCGGTTGACTGAATTGCTTGCGAAGCTTTCAACCGATTGGCTACTTCCGTACCCCCACGATCTGCCGGGATTTCATATTCTTGAGTTAGAATTCGGGCTTTCTCCGCAAGAGTTTTTGCCGCGAAGAATTTCGCCCCGACAGCTTTAAAGCTACCCGCAGTCAACTCGTGTAGTGCGAAATCATTTTGCTCTTCGCGCGTTCCTTTATCGACGGAGTGGCCAAACATTTGCTGGAAAGCAGCTTGTCGGTCTGGGTGCCACTGTCCCAGTCCCAAAGCAAGGCCTCCATCACCCGCGCCCGTTTGAGGATTACCGCTGCTTTCCGCGTGAAACTGCCCGGCTAGCGCGGCCGCGTCATCGTCACTCAAGCCTTTGGATTTCAGATACCTAAAGTTCTGACTATCATTATCCCCTGGCCCGGTAGCAGCGTCAATCGCCTGAAGCGCCAGCCTCGCCGAGTCATTCGCCAGGATCGACGGTTTCAGCTTCATCATTGTTTGCGCGTAGACCAAAGGATCCATTGAGGCTCTATGCGCATCCAGATGGTCAACTGCCTCTTGAATATGCCCGCCGCCGGCGAGGATGGAGGCGCCCTCCGCATACATCGCGCCCGTTCGCTCGCGAACCATTTTATCCGCGGAAGCCGGATCGAGGCCATCATATGCCGCGAGGAAATGGCTTTGTTCCTGAATAACCCGCTCCGCGTTTCCCGCGAGGAGGGGGTTACCGGGATCAGCCGCAGCCTCCGCCATCGCGTTTGACATAACCGACATGGCGGAGTTTCTAATGTACTTCTCTTGCTCCGCATCTGCGAAACGATGAACCTCGCTGACCTGGCCTAGGATTGCCCGGCGAGAGTCAGCCTCAAAGATTTGCCGCGCGATTGGGTTGCTGAGCGAGGCACCGGCATCCGCCCGGGCCTGTTCAATCTTAAGAGTATAGTCCTGCACGTTGTTAATCGCGTTGCCGCCGCGTTGCGTTTTCTTAAACTCATCCGCAATAGACATTGCGTTGTTGGCCGCAGTGAGTGTAGCATTATCGGCATCTGCTTTATTCTTTAGCGCGGTCATCATCTTTGCTGCGTCAAACGCAGTATCGCTTGCCTTCTCAACACCCGCGGCTAGAGAAGTTAAGCCTGCTGCGACTGGACCTCCGAACGCGTTCGGATTAGCCGAGACTTGAAGAGGTTGCAGCGCCCCTTGCGCCGGCGTTTGGGGCTGAGTTGCACCAGGAACTTCAGCCATTAGTATACGCCTTTCTTAGTTGACGGGTTGTTATAGCTTACGCCGCCCGCATAACCCGCCTGCATTTGAGACCACTTACCGGCCAAGGAACTGCCGCCCGAAAGGAAACTCCCCCCGGCGTTAAGCGCCCCGCCGATGGCGCCGTAGACCGCCGCATTTTGACTTTGCTTCGCCTCGACAAGGTCCGAGTTCGCCTGCTGCTGAAAACCTAAACTCCGCATCAGCGTGTTATACCGAATGTTCTTTGCTTCCAGATCACCCATATCGGCCGTAGCTTGCCGAACTGCCGCAGGTGTACCGAAGCCGACATCAATTCCGTTCGCACCTTGCGAAGCCAGTTGCTGCCCCATACGCTCGGTCGTCTGCATACGGGAGAAACTTTCAGACTGCGCGCCTTGTTCCTGAGCAATCGTTTCGTTCTGCTGCGCTACGGCCGCGTTATTTTTCGCAACTGCCGCCTGGAAAGAGTTGCTTTTGTAGGCGGAATAGCCAGCCACGCCCGCGCCCGCGACTCCGACAGCAGTTGATGCGGCCCCGAAAGCTAGCGCTGTTTCTGCCGCGGTAGCGGTTCCCGCAGCAAACGCACTGAATGCGGCTGGGATAGCTGCCAGTAAAGGTCCCACTATCGACTCCTTCTCATCCAAATAAATCCAGCGGGCGCTTCAACCTGCGCAGGAAGGAAGCCTAACCAGCGCAGCCATTTAATGCTTAGTGCGTACTCGTAATGCACAAGGCACATCAGGTGTTCGTAGTTCTCGTGCATATGCTCGATGATTCTTTGCGAGATACGAGCAAACCGAAAAGCGTGGGCCTCAACGCCCGGCCGCGTTAGCAGCCAAGTGTAAGCTGTATCATCGAAAAGATTAACAGAGCCATAACCCCAAAAGGCCAGAGGCTCCCCATTCACGTCAACCGCATAGGCGTAGGTTCCTTCTGTGCCGGCCATGAGTGCTTGCTGGGACGATAGTCCTGCAGCGAGACATTCCGCTTCATCGGCCTTCCGCAGGTCTAGAAACGTATCACTCTTCTGCATTCTACGAGCGACTATCGTCACCAATCTGATACTCCCCTATGATGCCCAGCACACTGGCCGGAAGTGGAAGAGCTTGCTCGACGCAGACCTGGCCATACAGGTCCCAACCTCCGGCGATGACGTGATACAGGTCGGCGGAGAGTAGTGGAGGTGGCACGCTGTAGGCTCCGGGGCCGGATTGCTTAACCGGGGTAAGGGTATCAAATGTTGCGCCCGCCGTCAAGCCGCGAGTTTGATCCACTCGAAGAGTAACCGCAGGGATACGTTTACGCCGGCCCTGAATAGTGGGCTCGCCCGTGTCGAGGTAAAGGGTTTGTAGTCGGGCCGCAAAGCCAAGGCCCACTGTAACTTTTGTCGCCGCGTTAGCGAGGGTTATAGTTCCGTCAGACGTAACGACAGTTGGGTCGATGACCATGCCGTCAGCCAGTCCAGTAACAGTCATTCCAGCGAGGTGCTGCAGACCGCCGATTGCAGTTGTCGGTGTGCCCACTTGCCAAAGACCGGAAGGCACGTCGAAGCAGTTCAAAGGGTCGTCCGGAATACGATTGCCTAAGGGTTCTAGAATAGTTGCGGTGATTTTAGTCGTGGAGATGATCTGATCGACCTGCAGCTTCCCGCCTACGTCCAGCCAAATAATTTGCCCGAGCCAGGTGGAGTTAAACGGCGCGCCGCTATTAGCGGTAATCGTTGCTTCGGTAGGCGTGGCCGTCATAGCCAAAGCATACGCGGGCGCGGTTAGAGGTAGCGCCAGCGCACAATCTACACACCAGGCATCTTCGACACGAGTGAATTTTCGCGAGGCCATGCGTTCGACGTAGTAGACTTTCTTTGTTCCGAACTGTCGTTGGCAGACGAAGTAGACTCGGTTTTCATTACCTTCAGGAACGACGCAGACCGAATTAAATGCTCCCTGAGTATAATGGTGCGCCCAACCATAGACCTCCTGCTCCGGCATGAATGTGAGAGAGAGGGCGCGCCCGTCATTACGAACAGCCCAAACCATTTTAAAGGGGGCCTCGGCGTAGTCCCAGTCAACCAGAGTATAGCCGAAGAATAGATGGTTAGCGAGAGCCGACCGATCGAAACCGTAGAAAGACTGGGTATAGAAGTTGAAACTCAAGTCTCGAACAGTACTTCCCTTAGCTTCGACATAGAGGATATCGTAGTTGATTTGTAATGGGCGTAGGTCATTTGCGCCCGCGCTGGCTTGGGGAAGTGCGGTGATAGTTGTGGGGGTCAGCGCCGCGCTGGGTGAGCCGCCGGAGACTAGAAAAGCCCCGCCTGTTGTGAATACAACGAGGCCTGTACTCGTCGGGACTAGAGATACAATCCCGTTCTCTTGGCGCGAGGTTAGGGAGATGGAAAGCGCGTCAGAGGCGTTTACGGTGAACGTCGTATCGAAGACTGAATACGCTCCCGGAACAGAAAATTCCATTTGCTCCGGCGAAGAGTTTGCTATATTCGCATACACCCGACGCTGCTGGATATAAGCCACACAACCTGGATTTTTCCCGCCCGAGAACGGGTTGCGGAAGTCTGGTGGATTGTCTGCGTAGTTCGGGCCGATGTTGTTGTCGTTGAAGGAGCCGATGACGGTAGAGCCGATGTAACCAAATACTGTCGGCTGGTTCGTAGCCGTGTTCGGCACAGGGCCGGTTTTGAATACGTCAAAGTGATCGGCCGCGCCTCCGCCGGCCCAGTCACACTCAATCACTACAGGTGTTGCTGCAAGAGGATCCAGAGCTTTGGAGCCTACGGCGAAGCTGTTATTCTGCGCACCACGAACGCCCGCCCGCGTAACTGGGCAGACGATGTACTGGTAGATCAAGTTACCCGCAACCGAAGCGAAGGCTGTCGCGCCCGTTACCGCAGGAAGCACCGGAGCAATCACCTCCAGCGCTAGCGTAAACGTACTAACTCCAGTGCGGCTGAGGTTATAAATCGGATAGCTGTTATGCGTGAAAGTTATAACATCTGCTGACTGGGCCCATTTCAGCTTCGGTAAATCAACAGCTGCCCAGGGCGTAACTAGTTCATAAATACCCGCCCCCGTACCGCCTGAGATGTACGGGGTGTAGAAGATAGAATTAACCCCTACTCCATCAAGGGTTTGCAGCGAGTAGTGGTTCGCGTCAATCACGACAATCTGATAGGTAACGCCATTCACCTGCGTCATTCCACCAACGCCGGATAGATAGACGTTCTTACCTGTTGCAAAACCGTGAGCTACGGAAGTCACAACAGCAGGGTTGGCTTGGGTAATCCCCGTGATAGCTACGCCGGTTTGCAATAACTGTTGCCCGTTCGTATAGAACCGCATGTAGAGATCGCCCAGCTCAAGGACGTAACTCTGTCCCTGAGAGAAGATGAACGGGAACAAGTGCGGGGGCGCCGCCGATCCTGGTTGCCGCGCCCGATCGATCAGTTGAGTTCCTGGACGCGAACTCGCCCCGCCGCGGTAGTCAACGAAGAAATTCTCCATGAGCGCGGCGCCGGACTGGTACTTATCCAAGTCAACGCGGCCGTATAAACTTTTGGAAAGTTCGCCAGCACTAAAGCTGGACTGAATATCAGACCTAGCCACTCCAGCCAATCTCCTCGTAAGAGTTAAACCACTGCGCCCCGTTCGGCATACCGTAGTCTGTCATATCTCCCGTGCCACGAATGGCGAGCCAGTCCGGAAGAATGTCTATCCGAGGCATCGCTTCATTGCCGTCAGACGCCCGCGCGGAATTTACGGCGTCCATAGTGGACTGTTGAAAAGCCGCTTTCTCACCTACGTTTCCCGTCAGGGCTATAACAATGTGGTAGGCGAGCATATTGGCTAGCGCTGTCTGAAAGAGGTCATCCATTAAATCTGTGTCGGTCACATCGATAGTGAAAACCGCTTGCGCCTGAAGCAGGTTAGACAAGATGACTCGGCTCTGCTGGCCCAGATTATTCCGATCGTTTGCCACGGCGAAAGCGTTAGCCCGCGAAGGCTGAAAACCCCAACCGCTAGTTACACTGTCGGCGCCCACAACTATACCAGAATTTTGCGGCGGCGTCGGAGGGAGAAGGTACCGGAGGCGCAAGCAGCCCGGTGGGTACTGATACTTGTATCGCCATGGGTAGGGCGCAGTTCCATCTGCCCAAGTGCCCAGGACTGTCAGCTTATCCTGCGCCCGCGCAAAGCCCCAATGTACGCTGCGAAGCAAAGTCTTCCGTAGACGGTCGTACCAAATAGAGCACGCCGCGGACTCTTGGCTACCCTCGGAAAGCGAGTCGATAGTAGACCGCGTTCCGATTAAGCTAAGAGCCATGTTGCAAATGTCAGTATCAGCCATACATGCGTCCTCCGAGAGAGTCCTTGCCCTTCGGCATCTCCGCGGGCGCGGATTTAAGATCGAGCTTTGTGATCTGCAAATCCACACAGCAGCAAGGGGCGGAGCCCTCATATTCCCGCTCGCTAATCCCTACGACGCGCGTCCGTGCGGTGAGCATCATAGATTTCCCAACCTCGAAGTCGTCACTAGTCAGGCCCAGCTTTTCCAAGGCCTCCTCGTTGAGGGTAATCATCAACCCCCAAGGATATTTAGGCTGGTTGACTTCAGTTACTTGTAAAGAACCCGGGCTGTGTTCCGCAACTTCATCAGCGTCATAAGCCATATCAATAAGAGCCATCGGTATCTCCTAGGGGGTTGTGGTAGTATAACACTGGCTGCTGATATTAGCCAGCCGCCGCACGTTCGTTCCGCTGCCGTTGAACGAGGGCGGGGTCGGTACGCCGGCCATGCACTGGTCGCCGATCATGGTCGCGTTCTTGGAGTTGGTGACGTGAGATCCATCGGTGTCGAGGCGCACAGACTTGTTCTGCTGGAAGATATTCTGCGTAAGAATGATGTTCTCGTTACCGCCGTTAATTAGCACCATGCTTTCAGCGTCCAGGGCGGCGCTGTTAAACCAATTTTGCGCAATATAACTATTCCCGATGCCGATGTACTCCAGGAACAAACCCTGTTGATTTCCGGTAGAGTTCTTCAGGAAGCTGTTTCCCACAAGATAAATGTCGTGGATCGGAATTCCGATCTGCTCCTGAAGGGCATCGGAGTGAGCCCCCAGGGACGCCAGGGTTCCGTTGACGCAAGTCGATACCGCATTGACGGGGTTTCCCGTCCAATCCACCACCGTGATTGAGTTGCTAGTGACCGCGCCGACGTAAAGCTGCGTCAGGTTTGTCACGCCCGTATAGGTTCCAGGGAAGCAGGAAGTCGCTGCCGTACCCGCCTGGAACACCCCCGCCGCCGTAGTGAAGGGCGCGATGCTCGGATTTGCCGTCGCGAGCCATATGTCAGACGCGACGTAGCTTGACAACTCAGACGGCACGAACGAAATTCCAGTGATGACGTTTGAACCAGACGTTGACGTTCCTGTCGCCCAATAGAGGTTAGGCCCGGCGTACTCGCATGTCTCATTCACCAGCACCGGAATTTGGTGGGCGCAGTCTGCAATGATGTATTTGCCCGTCACATTGCGGCTGAGGACCGCGCCGGAGCAACCCCCGTCTGTCCCGAACCAGCTAGTGCTCTCGACGCAGGTGTACGCGCCGTTTTGCAACAGTCCCCCGAGCCCGGTTAACTCCTTCTTCTGCGTGACGTGATCGACGGCCAGATACCAGCCCGTCGCCGAATTCTGCGTGCTCGGGTTGCCTTTGAGGTTGAGGTATTTCCACATCGTATGAAGCGGAAAGTAGGTCCGATCTGTCGAAATGACGTTGAGCGTGGGATTGCCGGGGTCGCCCCCAACGGAACACGGCGGCTGATCAGCGCCGACGATCTGTGTCCAGCCCTGCGAAGACCAGGGAATGGCGGTTGAGCCGGCATAGCTATAGGTGCTGCCGTTCATCAAGCACACCACGGAGCCGTAGAGGCCGCCGTTTGCCAGAAGCGAGGCTAGCTGCTGCGCCCGTCCGATATCGGCCACGGGCGTCGCTGAGGTCAGCCCGTCATTGGCGTTGCTGCCCGACAGGGAGACGTAGTATTTTTTGCGCGCCAGGGTGCCGCTGAAATTGGTGATGAAGGTGTAGCTGCTGAGGTTTCCAAAGCTCGCGCCCTCGGCGGTTTGCATCGAGGTCGGAGATCCAACGGTGGAACTGGTGCTGAGTTCATAGGTGCCGGTGTAGCCCGCGCCGGTACAGACTGAACCGCAATGCGTGCCCGTGCATGTCGTGCTGCAGGTGATCTTCGTCCCGCCCGTCACCCCGGAGCCGAAGAGGTTGTAGCCCGGCTGGACGTTGCCGGAGCCACTGACGGCGGTCACGGTCATGACGGTGCCGGAGATCGTCGCGGTGAAGTCAGCGCCGTGGACCGTCTGTGATCCTACGTTGACATGGTAAGTGCCGGCCAGGCCCGCACCAGTGCAGTTGGAGCCCGTGTCAGCTACACATGCTGTCGGGTTGACCGTGCTGGTGCCGTCGATAAACGTGTTGGGCGCGACGCCGACCATCGAGACCGAGTGTCCAATACTCAGAATAGTCTCGGAGGTGGTACCGTTCTGCCAGGTGAAAAGCGTCGTGTCGTAGATGCTTAGCGTGCTCCCGGCGGCGCCTGACCCGTTGTCGATCGCCGCGTTGAGCGCCTTCGCCTGATCGTGGAGATGGACGTAGGCGTCTTGTGGCGGCCCCTCGGCGATGATGTCTGGGCCGGTATAGGGGATCGCCACCGCATCGCAGGTGTGTAGGCCATCCGACCACGCACCATTTATGTTGAGCGTGACGTTCCAGTCTATCACGCCTCCCGCCGAAGCGTTGACGCTGGTCTGAGGGATCGTGACCCAAGCGCCCTTGTCGCACCGGACCCGAACGCTGCCGACGTTATTCGCCAAGCCCGCGGCCTTCTCAGCATCCGTGGGCGGGTGGTAAGCGAAGAGGCCAAGCTGAACGACCCCGCTGTACTCCACAAAGGGCGTGGCATCCCAGCGGATTGAGCCGCGAAGGCCGTACCCGTTGTCGCCCGGGCTACCGTGGCTGGTCGGCGTAATGTCGTTCACGCCGTAGGACATCTGACGGGTGGTGGTGTTCACTGTCGGCGGCGAGACGCCAGGAACGACCACGGGTGATGCGGATCGAGCCGCGCCGCTGAAGTGCTTCACGCGGTAGATTTGAGCGTCGGCGCAGTCTGTTACTAAGCAAAAGCCGAGGATGAAGGGGAATAGGTGCTTTAGCATGAAACTGACGTGCCCCAATAAGTGAACTGATTGTTACACATGTTGGTCATCTGGGCGCCGGAGAAGTTCGTGGCCCAAACGCCTGCCTCGGTGATCTTGCCGTTCAGCGGATTGTTGCCGCCGGAGCTCTGCGTTCCCAGCCATATGCTGGCGCCCGTCGCATTGTTGCCCATGCTCAACCCGGTGGTCTGGGTCGCATCGACGGCTTGAATGGAACTGGTGCTGTTCACGACGGTTTGGAACGCATGCCAGGCATTGTCGCTCGCAACAGTCGATGTGCTGGCTCCAAAGAAGGCTCCGACCCTATTGTTGGCCGCGTCGAAAAACGTGCCGTTCGCCAGGGTCAAAATGTCGTTCTGCGAGGTAAATGCCCCCGTGCGGATCGCCACGAAGCTTTCCGTCAAAGGCTGGCTGACGCTGGCGTTGGCGCCGCCATAGAACGACACGCCAGCCCCGAAATCCGCGCAAGGCAACGTCGTATTGATGCAGTTGAACGTGAGGGTCGCTCGTGTACCGCTGTTGTTGGCGGTGAAATTCGCAGCGCCGATTTGATCGTAGAAGATATCGATCTTGCAGGTGGTCGCGTTACACCAGGTTGCGACCGCTGTTCCGTTTTCTCCGCCAGTTGAACAGTTTCCGGTGTTGCCTAGGCCGCCTGTGGTCGCGAGGAGCACGTCGCAGCTATGGCTATCGGAGGAGCGGACGATCTTGATCGCCGGCGCGTTCGCTGTCGCCTTGGCGAGTGAATAAGCGCGCAGGCCAACCCAAAAAGAAGCGCTCCCCACAACATCGCCAGGCCCAACGTAAGAGACCGCTGCAACGCCATGGTTGATCCCCGCCGAAGCGGGGATCGAGAGCAGAGCTAGAAGAAGCGCAAGAAGCTTTCGCATGCCCACCCCTTACTGCTGGTAGCCGTGGGCATTGCATTGCTGGACGGTGTTACCCGCGCCAGCCGCGCCAGCCGTGACCGTGATTGCCGTGTTGACCGCCGAGCTTTGGATCGGCTTGGCGAATTCGAGGGTGAAGGGTGTTGCGGCCAGGGTCGCTCCAGTCGGAATGCCCCAGGTGTAGGTCAGCGAGCCCGTGATCGTACCGGCGACGGTGATGGTCACAAGAGAACCGGCCGTCGCGCCGCCTGCGGTGCAGGAGAAGCCCGCAATCCATGTGAACTTCGCCGCCGCCGCCGCCAGGGTCGCGACGTTGGCGGTGTTCGCCGTGGTCGCGGACTGACCGGTGATCTGCACCGCCATCGACGGGTTGAAGGCTTCACCGATATTGCCGAACTGGTCGCCAGCCGCGTTCTGGATTTGGCCGGTGGTCGCGGCGGTTGTCGCCGTGTTATAGACCAAGCCCGTCTTGACCGGGTTGCCGGTGTTGGCCGCCAGAGCCGCAGCCGTGCCACCTACAGACTGAGAACCCGCGACGCCGCCCGTAACGATAGTGGTGCCTGCAACGGAGTTGAGATCCACGCGCAGACCGCCGTTGGTCGCAAGAGAGAGCGGCCAGTTGCTACCCGTGGTGTAGGCTGGCGCAGCGGTGGTTGACGCGCCGAAGCTCATAATCCCGGTGGTCGAGGTCGAGGTCGTACCCGCGAAGGCATTGATCGTCGCAAACGAGACCGGGACCGCCGTACCCGACGCAACGCCCTGGATGGAGACGACGTTGGTTGAGGGCGTGCCGGCGGTGCCGACGGCCGATCCGGCGATCGTCGCAGTATCCGTGGAAACCGTGACGCGCTGAGTGCCCGCACCAGCCGCGCCCGTGCCGGTGCTGACCGTCGTGCCATTGATGCTCAGCAAATCATGTCGCAGGCCGCCCGAGGTCGTGAGTGAGAGCGGATAGCTATTGCCGGTGGTGTCTGTGGGCGCGCCGGTCGTAGCAGCGCCAAACGCGACGTTGCCAGTGCCCGTCGTCGCCGCACCCGCGACAGCCACCGTGGTTGGCTGGTTGGCCGAGGTCGCCGCGCCTGTCGGCAGGGGTGCCGTCGTGCCGCTCATATCCACACGGAGGCCGCCCGCCGTGGTCAGGCTGAGCGGGTTGATATTGCCCGTGGTGTAGGTCGGGGCTGCCGTCGTTACCGAGCCCTGGTTGAGAGGGCCCGCCGTCGTGCCGAGCGCGGTAGCCTGCGCGACGCCTACGTTGCCGATCAGGTTCGTGCCAGCGGGGACGGACGAGTTGATGCTGGTGTTAAGCTGCCGGATGCAGGCCAGCATCGTATTGGTCGTGGCGCATGTCGCTGCGTCGGCTTTTGAGCCGAGTGTGACCAGGGAGCCATCCGCGATCTTGGTCGGAACTTCGGAGTTATCCGAAGAGATCGTTACGCGCGGCGAGCCGGCGCCCGTGACGCCGTTGCCGGTGGCGACCGAGGTAGAGCCGACCTGAGCCAAGGAGACGGCGTTGGTCGTGCCGACCGTGGTCTGGTCTATGCCGACCTTGCCGATGAGGTTGGTGCCTGCAGGCAGCGCCGCGTTCGGGTCAATTGGATTGCCCGAGGAGTCCATATTCAGGACGCGCAGGCCACCGTGGAGGTCGGTGCTCAACGGGTTAGTAGTGGAGCCCTCGACGTAAGTCGGAGATGCGGCTTTAGCCGTAACAGAAGTGTTACCGCCGCCACCACCACCAGTAGTATTGATCGAGCCGTCTGGGTTGACTTTGAGGAAATAGCTGCAGTTCGTCGTACCATCGCGGATGATACCGGCACTCGTGTTCGAACAGTTCGCTGGAGGTGTCGGGCCTCCAGAAGTCTGAGCCGCTGCCATACTTCCCGCCGCGAGCAGGAAGAGGCCGGCTATTGATGCGAGAAGCTTTTTCACATTCGGTTCCTTGAGAAAGAGGGGGGACCGAAGTCCCCCACTCAAATTATTTCGGTTTCGCTTCGGTCGGCCCCGGCTGTGCCTGCGTCAAATTGGCGCTGGCCAGCGTTTGGGACAAATCGACTTCATTGCTGCCCGTGTCGAGACCAGGATCGTCGATCTGGATTTCCAGCGTCGACCCCTCCGGTTTCGGCTTCATCGAGTTAGGCAGCGCGCTTTCGTACTTGTCGTACGCAACCTGCGCGGCGTCGTCCAGCGGAGTAAGATACCAGCCCGGCACAAAGTCATCCGGAAGGGTGACGATGAGACCTGGGTCAATAAGCTGTCCCCCCATGAAGCACCGAGAGTTGACTTGGTACTTAGCCATGAGTTACTGCTCCGAATAGTTTGGACCGTAGGGCTGGAAGGCCTGCCGGTCTCCCATTCCGGTGATCCAAGCGATAACAGAACCGGCCGTGAAGGGACCGGTGGCGACGGTGTAGTTCAGCCGATGATAGCGGTTCGGCGTGCCTTTGTCGTTCAACTGGAACAAGGGAACCTTGTACCGGAAGACGAGGGCGCCCGCGACCAGATCGGCCACAGCGTAGACCGGGGAGTTAAGTATATCCACCCAAGTCGCGTTGTCTGCGGAGGTTTGATACGCCACCTGAAGCGTCGCCGCGCCGGCAGCCGTGAAGGTCTGCGCGATCACGAGGTGAGCTTCGAGGTCCGCGTTCACCCCAACGTCTCGAGCTACGGTCCAGTCGATAACGTTCGTAGAGGCGCGAGTGACAGTGAGAGCAACACCCGACGGACCGGCAGCGCCGGTAGTGTCGAGAGTTCCATCGAAGATGAGTAGTGCGTCATACATTGGTCAATTCTCCTTAGAGGACACGAGCTTCGGTGTCGAGCAGCGCGTCGACACAACGGATGGGAATGCTGCGATAGGTGAGAACCGGCATGCCGCCCCACTCCTCCATGCGAAGCAGGACGTTGGTTTTGTCCGAAGCTTGGCGGTCGAGGTAGTGGAGAACAGTACGGTCACAGTAGAAGACCGGCCGGTTGATAACGATCTTCTCGGGGACCGCATCAGACATATTGACCGGGCCGGCGCCAACAGGCTGGACCGGGAGTTTGTGAACCATGTCACCGAGGAGGTGGATGAGGTTCGTGCCCGTTCCGGCGACGAGACCGGGGACATCGATGTTGCAGGCCCGAACCGCTTGGCGCCAGTCGTGGATGGCCAGGCCGATCTTCCAGCTGATCCAGGTCATGTAGGCCGGGAAGGTGTTACCGTTGGCATCACTGCCGCCGTTGGGAACCAGGCCGAAATCTTGGTGGAAGATGCCGGCTTGAGTGCCCTTCGGGAAGATCGTGTGGATTTGCTTCGGTCCCCAGTTCACCAACCAGAGAGAGGTATTCACAGAACCGGTGCCACCGCAGTCAATCACGTTCTTGGCGATGCCGCTAGTGGCGAGATTGACGGTGTTGTAGATGTTAGCGAGGCCAGTGAACTGCGCGGGGTCCACGTTCGCGTTGCCGTAGAAGATGTCCGAGGCAAGCTTCTGCTGCAGAGCCTGCATGTGGATCATATCTTCGTCAGCGCGAACTTGCATTCCCGAGCCGTTGATGTCTACGATGTCCCGATCCATAACGATCTGGTCAGCGTACTCCTTGGTCGTCGCGGTTAGCTTGGCGACCTGCGCAATAGTGCGCTTGACGCCTTGATTGTAGACGCGGCGCGACGGGGTTGGCAGGCCGACAACCTGGGTGTACTCGAACGCGTTGCCGGATTGGCACTCGACGGCCATCATATCATCGATGACGCCGTTGGCCTGAGACATCATGTTGACAAGCGTAGCGGGCTTGCCGTAGCGGTCGTGGCGAAGAGTCCACTCCGCGTAAGTCATTGCAGTTGCAGATAGCGTAGCCATAGTGGTTCCTTAAGTTGAGGGTTCGCCGTAGAGAACGGCGCCCGTTGTTCGTGGTCCGGAGATGGGAGCACCGGAAGAGACTGGAGTCCCTTCGGAAAGCGCCTTCGCCATCTTGAGGAAAGTCTGGACAATCGCGGGGTTGTTGCCCGCACCGGTAAGCGCGAACGCCTGCCGCACATCGCCCACGCCGTACTCTTCGAGTGCCTTCGCCATAATGGCGAGAGAGGTTTTCTTGGTGTCGCCCTGGAAATCCGGGACGGCCTCAAGCTCGGCGAGCCAGGCTTTATTCACCTCAGTCCAGGTTTGGGTTTGCTGTTCAGCGAGATGCTTTGCGGCAGCTTCCACCTGGGTTTGTACCGTCTTGCCGTAGAGGTCGAGCATACCCTGAGCGGCTTCCTGGGAAAGGCCATTTGCTTTGGCCTGCTCCTGGAACGCGGTCATGAGTTCGGGCTCGACAGCTACACCTTCGGGTAGTGCGAATTCTGTATACGCCACCGGCGCGGCCGCGGTTTCCGCGCCACCTTCCGGAGCATCCTCGGCCTGCGCGGTCGCGAGGAGGGAGTCCGCGCCAGGCAGCGCGGGGGTTTCTGGGGCTACGCCTTCAGCAGCTGGCGCGGGGGATGTAGCCCCCGAAGGCGGGAGTTCCACTGGAGCCGGGGCGGGGGCTTCAGCTAGCGGGGGCGTCAGGGCTTCCGACATCTTGGATCTCCTCTACTGTCGGGTTATTTTCTTGAAGCATCCGAACAAAATCCGCGATTGCGTAGGTTTGGATTTCGGCCAGGAAGCGGTTGCCAAAGCGGCGGTTGCCCTCGGCGAAGGCAGTCTGGTCAAAGGAACCGGGGACGTAGGTTTGGGCGAAGACTTGCGCAGCCTCGAGTTGCAACCATACCCAGCGGCGCCCGTCGATGGAAGACATGAGAGCGGTGATGACCGTGCGCGAGATACGTTTGTCGCGGGCGCGCTTCGCCTCTTTCTGGCGATTGCCTTTCGCCTGTTTGGCCTCGATGTCATCGGCGGCACTCATGGGTAGGCGCTCCAGGGAAGTTGGAAGTGGCCGAGATCTTTCAGGGTTGTCCAGTCTCCGCCCCACTCGATCGGAACCGACGCGGCGAGCGCGGTTTCCTTGATGATGTCGGAGAGGGAGAGGTAAGCGGCGGCCTCCCACGTAACGTGGCCGTCGGCGAGTGCAGCGATGTCAACTGCAGCGGCAAAGCCCGCTTTGTCTTTCAGATGGCGGGAGTGCATTGTTTGGCTATGCCCGCCCGCGACTAGCGCGGCTTCCTCGGCGTCAGTGCGAAGCCCGTGGATGACGAGGAAGGGACGGCGAAGTGCGGCATTACGCATGACGAGGCAGAGGTGTGGCTCGACGCCAATGAGGCTGTGCTCGGAGCGGGCATCCATCATGCGGCACCTAAGAGTTTCTGGAGGGCGTTCTGACCGCCCCCGACTTCAGTTTGAGACAGCGTCTGCGCGCCCTGGACCGCGGCCGCAGCCTGCTGCATTTGCTCCTGCTGCGCCTGCTGTTGCGCGCGCGCCTGGCGGATTTGCATCACCTCCGCGATGGGTCGGATTAGTTCAGGATCCACCTGGAGGTAGTCCGCGTAACGCGAGATTGTAAGGTCGAGGTCGAGGTTGTCCATGATGGTCGGGTCGACCCCGGCAAGGTTGCCCGCGACTTGTAGGACGCGCTCGATCGCAGCGGTCGCGGCCGCGCGTTGCGCTTCGGCCAGCATGGAAATATACTGCGGGACAACGGCTTCACCTCCAAGTTCAGGGGGAGCGGGCGGGAAGAGGCCGCGTCGGAACATGATATCGAAGATGCGGTTGATGATAGGGTCGAGGACCTCGTTCTCAAAGCGCTCGATGACGGGGCCGAGTTGGATAAGCTTCTCCTCGCGCCGCGCGTCGATTTCGGTGGCAGTGCGGACGGTGTCCAGCTGGGAGATCATCATGAAGAGATCAACGAAGTAGATCGACTCGATTCGCTTCTGGACCTCAGCGATATCCATTGTCATCTCTTGAAGATGGGGGTCGACCTGGAACGCGGGGCGGAAGCCAGAGTTCGGCCCGATGTCGGTGACGTAGGTGAGGGCGCCCGGGAGGATCGACGCGGGCTCGTTTCGCATGTTCACCGATGCGATCATCGGTGGGCGGACGAGCTTATCGATGGCCTCGCCTTTCCGACGCTGCTGGACTTGAAGCTGCAAGGTTGCGGGGAGGGCGAGCATGCCTGGGCCGTCAGAACCGTAGGCATCGTTGCCGGTTGTCTGCCAACGCCCTGCCATGAAGGGCTTGGACTTGAAGCCTGTGGCTTTGATAATGGCGGAGTCAGATTGAGCGGCGAGCCAGTAAAGCTCGCGCCAGGGGAAGACTGCCGGGACGACCTTGCCCAGCGGGCGCGTGGCGTCGGCCCATAGGTCGGTGTTGGGCTCGATGCAGTGCCGGACGATCAGTTCCGTCTGCCGCTGCGGGCCACCGGCCTTGTACTGGAATTGATAGGTCTCCGGAAGGTTTTCGAGGCCGAATTGCTGAACACACTGCTCAAGGGTGAGAGTGAACTCGCGGTAAAGCTTATCCACCGTGAAGCGGTCGGACGAGGCGAGGAAGAACTCGCCGAGGTAGAGGGACTGGCCGCGGAAGACCTGTTCGTCGTCCTCGTAGATAATCATCACTGCGGTGTTGAAAACTACGAGGTCGTGGTAGAAGGTGCCGAGGATGGTGTAGAAGTTGGACTGCGACATAACCATGAGAACGCGACGCGAGCATTCGGCGAGCCAGTTCTTGACAGGGCCGGAAGCCAGGTCGGGCTGGTCATGGAGGCCTAGGCGAAACCAAGGGTGCGTTGGGGAAGTCATGCCGGCCAGTAAGCCCGAGGCGCATTTGCGCGCGGCGACGACTGCGGTCTCGTCAATGATCGCCTGGTTCATTTGCGCGCCGCGATTGTACTGGTTGGGTGTGACGAACCAGCGATAGCGACGGGGGAGTGTCACCTCCGCGATCCGCGCCCAGTGCGCCCACCAGGAGACGCGACACGTGCGAAGGGACTCAAGCGTGCCGTCAAGTTGGCCGCGGAGGACCTGCTTGTCGGCAGCATTGAGGCGAAGAGGGAAAGCCATTGGTTAACCGCCGAGGAGGGTTTTGGCGGGTTTGGCGATAGGCGGGGCGGAAGGCATTCCTGAGGTTAGGAAGGTACCGCCGAGATTCGGCACGCCGCCGGGCAAACGCGGCGCGAGCATCGCGGGGGAGGGCGGAGGTGGCGCGACCTGCGGGGTCGGGATTTTGGGGCTGCCCATTAGTGCACGTACTCCGGCTGTTGCTCGCGCAGAGCATCCATTGTGTAAGGGTTGTACTCGAACTTCATCGCCGCCGCGCCTTTCCAACGCCGAGGAGAGACGGGGAAGGCGAAGGTCATGGCGAGGGCGTCAGCCCAATCGGGCGACGGGCGGCCGAGGGAGCGCATGTCCTCTTTCGCCATGAGTTGGATTTCGGTCTTCCGATTGAAGTGGTAGTCGATGGAGACCAACTGGTCTTCGAGTTCCTGATCATCCGGGATAGCGCCGCCCTCGCGCAGCCAGTCGCGGAGCGAAACGTACATCTCCGCGCGTTTGTTCGCGACGAGGGTTCCGCCGGGGCGCGAAGAGGCGGAGGCGCCGAAGTTGACTCCAATACAGCTGTGCCCAAGCAACCGCACGTTGTCTACGACGCCTCCGCCGACGCCGCCTTCATCGATGAAGGTAGCATCCGGGGCCTCGCGTGAGATCAGCCCCGCTATACGCGCCGCGCTCTCAGGAACACTGAGCCCGCGCCAGCGCGATCCCTCAATAGTTCGCGCGTCCTTGCCCACGCGGAAAACGGCAACGGACTCGTTCGAGCCGAAGCGCGCAATGTCGACGGCAAGGGTTTTCGCCTCGCCGGGCCAGGAGATCGCTTGACGGGCGCGGGCGAAGCGGACAGCCTCGACCGGGATGAGCTGGAGTTCGGAAGAGTTGGGGAACTCTCCTCGGACGCGGACGCGATAGAAGTCGCTGTCCCAACCCCACTTGAGCTTCCAGTTCTCCAGCTCGGCTTTGTTGCTGAAGGCGGAGTCTTCGGAATTGACGGTGCGAGTAGACCAGCCAGAGTTGGGGCTGAAGCAGTCGTGAAAGCGCCCGTGGTTCCGTGTAGGGTTGCCGGTGGCGATCCAAAGAAGCTCGGTATTCGCGTCCGTCATAGCGCCGTCTACCACTTCCCAGATCTTATCAGGGATAGCTGAAGCTTCATCGAATATGTAGAGGAGGCGCTTGCCATAGTTGTGGAGGCCCGCGAAGGCCTCGGGATTCTCGTCCGACCACGGCACGGCATCGATGCGCCAGGTTTTCTCTTGCTGCGGGTCCGCGGAGTAGATGGCGGTGGCGGTGCAGCGGAAAAGCTCGCGGCCCAGGAAAAGTTGATGCCACTTCATGATCTCCGCCCAGAGGACGGTGCGAAGCTGTTTCTCCGTGTTGGCGGTGACGCGGCCGCGGGTGCCGACAGCGGTGGCAAGCGCCCACCAGCAGAGCCAAGAGACGACAGCGGACTTGCCGACGCCGTGGCCGGACTTGATAGCCTCGCGGATCGCGCCGACGGTGGAGAGGTGGCCGGACTGAAGTTTGCTCTGGATGGTCTGGAGAAGTTCGGCTTGCCATACGTCGGGGCCAGCGCGGGCTTCGAGGTCGGTGTCCTTCTCACCCCAAGGAAAACAGGCGATGACGAATTCGTAGGGCTTATCCTCGAGATAGGCGAGAAGCTCGAGGAGTTCGTCGCGGGGATCAGTCAAGGCTTGGGACATCGACCACTCCTACGTCTGTGAGGGACTGGAGACGGCTTGACGCGGCGCGAAGGCGGGCGCCGAGGTCTTGGTTGACGTTGAGGTTCAGGTTGCGCTGGACTGGCGCGTGGCCGGTGCGGTCGGCGGTAAGCTTGATTACTTCGATGAGGGTCGAGTCCCCCATGGGGTTTTCATCGTCCTCGAGGCGATCGGCCAGGCGCGAGAGCGCCGTCACCGCGACAAGGGACGCCCGCTCCACGAAAGAGGCCTGCGCCGCGTCGTTCTTCACCCGGTAGTCCTCGACGAGGTCTTGAAACGCGGGGTCGGCCTGGAGGATTGAAATCCGGCTCGGGTCGTAGCCGGTGATAGCGGAGGCTTCGTAGGGCCGCATGCCTGAGGCGAGGGCGCGAGCGAGAGTGTGATGCCGGTCATGGAGGCGCGCGATCTTCGGCGCCGTACTCGCCCGCGGCGCGTCAAGCAGCGCCAGGTCGGCATGGCTGATCGGCCCGAGGGTCTCGGCGGAAACCGCGAGCGCCCGTCGGCCACGGGTTCGGGGACTGAGGCTGAGCGCGGGCGCATCCATGGCTGACGCTACCACACGCGGGCGCGGGCGTCAAGCCGTGGGGTTCTGGGGTTTTGGAGGGGGTCGGAATTCTCGTGGTTCGTTTCAGAGGGTTATTTGAGCGCGCAGGCGGGTGGGGGTCGGCGGGGGTACCCCACCCCTCGAGGCTCGAAAATTGAGTCGCGGGTTGCAGCCGCGCCCGCGCTGCAGCTTTGGATTGCATAGCTGGGGGATAGTCAGGGGGGAAGGGCACGCCAGGTTGAACGGGCGCGGGCCGGGCGGGCGTTCTCATCGGGCTCGACATGCTGGAGATGCTCATCCCAAAAGTGGCATATTTGATGTTTCGGGGGGCCTGGTATTCCCAAAGTATTCGGCCCCCGAAAAAACTGCTTTTCTTTCCGAAGACTCAAATTTTTGTCGTAGTTTTTTTTTTTTTTTTATTTAAAATTAAGGAAGAGTGGAATGGGGGGCCGCGAATTCTTAAAATACGGGGCCCATCGAAAGGACACATATGCCGTTTTTCGAATGAGCATCTTGAGCGTCTCGAGCCCGATCAGCCTTCCGACGCCCGCGCCAATCTTTCGGGACTCTGCCCCCGCGCGCAGTTGAAAATAATTTTTCAAACCCCGTTGACACCGTGTGGGACGAGTGTATGTTGTGGGTGTTCGCGGCTCGCCGCGACGGTCTTTGACAATCGAACGCGGACTTGCCAAGCATACGGCGCGGCGCGCGTTCATTCATCCCAAGGAGTCCAAAGACATGGCTATCAACATCAACCTGTCCGACAAACAAACCGTCGTCCTCTCGAAGGTCGCCAAGCTCGGCGGTAAAGGTGCGCTTGACATAAACGTGGCGAAATTCCCCGCAATCACGCAGGAGTACATTTACAACTACGGCTTGCGGCAAATACTCAATGACGCTATGGCGTCGGCGAAGGAAGAAGACGGCGCGGCGAACGCCCGCGCGATGGCGGAAAAGCGGCTCGACAATATGTACGCGGGAACGCTTCGCGCAAGCCCCGTGCGTGAAGGCGATCCAATCCGTGCGCGGGCGCTGGAATTGGCCGGGAATGCGGTTGCGAAAGCGCCCGCGTTCATCAAGGCGATCCAAGCCCAAGGCTGGAAGCTTTCCGATAAGCGCGCGGTTGCCCTTCGGCGTAGTGAAG